GCAGCTTTTTCAGTAGCTTCTTTAGCAGCTTTTTCAGTAGCTTCTTTAGCAGCTTTTTCAGTAGCTTCTTTAGCAGCTTTTTTAGTAGCTTCTTTTTTGGCCTTTTCATCTAATAATTTATCTCCAACTATTAGAATATTATCCTTTTGTTGGTCTTTAAAATTAGTTTTTGCATCATCACCAGTGTCTTCTTCATCACTAGTATCTTCTTCATCACCAGTATCTTCTTCATCACTAGTATCTTCTTCATCACCAGTATCTTCTTCATCACCAGTGTCTTCTTCATCACCAGTATCTTGAAAATATTCAATTTTAAAATATTTATTTTTGTATATATAATATATAAATATCAATATTAGTATACCGATAATCAAATAAAATTTCATTATAATATAAAATAATATTAAATTTAATATTATTTTATATTATTTTATATTTTAATATTAAAAATAGATAATAAAACTAATAATATTGGAAAAATATTATTTATAAAGTTTAAAACTATATAAACTATAATTTAATCCTTATAAATTTATTAAATTTAATATATTAAGTTTAATATTATTTTATTTTATATTATATTATAATATAAAATAATGATATATGTTAATAAAGAACATTTTGAAACACAAATAGTAGATGTTACAAAAATTATACAATCATATAATCCAACAGGTAGTAATCCAGATGAAATAAAAGCAAATGGTGAAAAATATTTAAATGATATTAAAAAAATAAGTGATACTAATATTTCTATAATACAACAAAATAAAAAAAAAGAAATAGATGATATTAGTAATAATTCTAAAAATTTAATAAATGAACAAAATAATAAAATAAATAACTTATCACAAGAAAGAGTAAATACAATTAATTCTATTAATGCAAATAAAGATAATGAAATTTCTAAAAATAATGAAAATAGAGATTTAGAAATTCAAAAATTAAATGACCAAATTAATAAAGAAATAGCTGAAAAAAAAGCAGAAGCTAATGCAATTAAATTAAAGGCAACCGAAGATCTTAAAATTGCTAATGAAAATTTAGATAAAGCAATTAAAGATATAGAAAAATTAAAACTAGATAAAGAAAATGCAATTAAAGATGCAAGTAATCAAGAATTATTACTTAGAACAAGTTATGACAAGCAAATGTTAGACTTAAGTTTAAATGTAGATTTAAGTAAAAATATAGCTATGGAAGATTCTAAAAAAATAAGTAATAATCAATTTATAGATTTAAGTAACAATGCTAGTTTAATTTTAAGAGATATTCAAAATCAAACAATTGAAGATTTTTATGATATAGGAGGTACAATTTCAGGTGGGATATCTGATGGTATTAAAGGGGCATCTGATTTGGGTATACCTATACCAAAAAAATCATATGTACCTGAAACATATGCAAAAGATACATATGGAAGAGGTTTAGGTCAAATAGCATTTAATATTCGTTTAAGACCATATAAACCAGGGTTTAGTGCTTCTAAATTTTAATTTATTTTACTTAATATATTATGTATTTCAGCCATAGATTTACAGTCTATTTCATTATAATATTCAATATCTTTTAAAATTTTAGGATTTTGTAAATTAGATTTATAGTAATTATATGCTAAATTCATTGCATCTAAACCACCTGAAACATTATCATCCCATATAATTTTGGTTAAACCATTTTTATATAATGCCCTAGTAATATTTTTTAATTTAAAATCTAAAGATCCTTTTATACAAATTCCAGAATCTTTAAACCATTTACACATATCATAAAATTTATAAGATTCATTTATATTTACAAATGGTTTAAGATTTATATTTTCATAATTTGACCAATGAAATATTGGTATTGAATCATATACTAATAATTCATTTTCTATTTCTAAAAGTTTTTGTTCAAATTCTGTTATAATTCTATTTTCTTCACTTAAATCTAAACTATTTGCTGTAAATACATAAAAACTCCAAATATTATCTTTTATAACACCTAATCCTATCATAAAAATAAAATTAGATTTTACAGTATCTAATTTATATACTGATGTATTAATTGTTTCAATATCAACATAACATTTTACTTTAGAATTTTTCCAATTTCCTAAATTTGTAATTTCATCAAATGCAATAATTTTTTCTTTATTATTAGGCCATACTTTACGATTAATTAATTTAGTTTCTGATCTGTTTATATCCAATATATTATTTACAATATTTGCAACCTTTGTTTCTGGATTAAACCCTAATATAGTTGCAGATAAATCTGGATCATCGTATTTACTTATTCCATTTTCTAAAGCTAAATCTCTTCCTCTTTTTCCAACAGAAAAAATCAAAGTTAATTCTTTATTTTTTTCTGCAAGTTCTTTTTTAATAGAATGAAATTCATTATCTTGTGTATTTTTCATATTAGGATATAATCTAGAATCATTTGGTGGATCAATTCGTAAACGTTTATTTTTCTTAACTTCTTTAATCCAATTAATTGCTTCTATAGTTTTTTCTATATTTGACTCTTCTGAATAATTATTAAAATCAACTAAAGCCAATTTTTCAAATGGATCAGAGTAGTTCTCTGTTATTAATTTTTTATTAACTGTTTTTTCTCTATAGTAATTTTTACCAATTAAAAATCCTCTTGTTGCTTTTATATTTTGCATATTATTTAATGCCTCAGTATATATCCACAGTTGTGCTTTATAAGGTTTTATTGCTATTTCATTTAATAAACTATCTAAACCTGATTTTAATTTTAAATTAGAACATTTAATATCATATACTTCATATGTATCATTATCTAATATAGAATAAGAACTATATGATGGAAATATTTTTGAAGCAAATGATGATTTTATAATTAAATCAGCACATCCAAATGTTTTATTATTTGGATTCCATAAAACAGGCTGATAAATAATTGGAATTTCTTTTTTAATTGCATTTAATGTTTTTAAATATTTATCTAAATTTCTTGCTTCATAACTTTTACCAATTTCAATAAAATCATTCTTTTTAACCATTGATTTTATTTTATTAATAATTAATGTTTCAAAATTATTTCCATTTTCAAAAATATGTTCTAAAAATGTTTCACTACTTGAGTTATTACTACTTGACCTTTTCCTTTTATTTATTATTCTTCGATTATTTAAATTATAATATTTTAAATAATCTATAATAGGATCATCTAACATATAATTTCTTGTATAACTTGCAGCAACCCAATTATTATCTGGTGATTTTATTTTAATTTTTTCATATTTTTGTATATCTAAAATTTTTCCTGTAAATGAATTAATTAATATTAAAAATGGTTGAAAATTCCATAATTTAATTAATTTATCTAAATGTATTATTTGTGCTTCTGTTAAATTTTCATTTGTTACAATTTCACATAATCTATTATTAAAAAATCCTAAAGATGAACATCCATTAAATCCCATTGATTCTGGTATTAATCTCATACCAATTTTTTTAGCATAACTTATAATTTTTGAATTAATAAAAGGATTATAATAATTAATATTTATTAAATTTTGAAATAATTTATTAATTTTATTTTCCATAACAGTTTCCATTATTATTTTAATATAAAAATTAATGTTTATATATTAAAATAATATTTTTTCAAATTTTTTAAAGTAATTATATTTAGTGTCACTATCAGTGTCGATTTCGATGTCTATGCCCATGTTTTCTAAATTTATTATATGATTGGTTTGTATAATAATTTGTACTAAATATTGGATATGAATAAAAATTATAATAATAAGGATTTAGCCAATAATCTAATGGATTATATAAATAGTTTAATGGATTATATAAATAATCATAAAATAATGTAGAATTGTTTGGTATTAAATTGTATATTCTATTTATTGGATTTATAACATTTTGTGATGTATCATCTTTAAATTGTTCAATATTATAAATAAAAGATAAATAAATTATTAAAAATATGGTCATTAAAAAAAGTATATGAATATTATTCATTTATATATATTTATTATAGAAAATAAACATTGAATTTTTTATATTTAATAGATATAAATAAATATGTATTATATTTTATAATGGATTCTATAGCCAAAACCTCTATCGATAATATGAAAACATCATTACATGAGTTTCTATCTAACGCAAAAAAAGGAGATGAAATTGAGATAGGATTCAAACAATCAGAATATAAAATTTCTCTGGAAAAATATATAGTACTTTTAAAGTATTTAGCAACAATTGCAAAAAATAATAAACTAGAAATAAAAAGAGATGATTCATTAAATGTATCATATAATTATGATTATGAAAGTTTTAATAATTATAGAATTGCAATTAAAGGTATTGAAAATATTAATATGAAAATGAGTAATATATCTCATAGAGAAAATCATGTAATATTTTCAATGTTATTATCACAATATGCAGAAGGTGATAAAACTATTGAAGTAATGGAAAAAATAAAGGATAAAAAAAATATTGTAGATATAGATGATTATAATTTAAGAATAAGACTTTCAACAGAAAAGGATATTCCAAAAACATCATATAAAGAGTTATTAAAATTGTCAGAAAAAGAAAGAAAATATATTAATTTTAGATATATTCAACGTGTAAGTTTAATTATAGAAGACACATCTGATTATACAATTAGAATTGACTTATCACAAGTTAAAAATGCAAATAAACCATCATTAATTGAAAAAAATCCATTTATAGTAGAATTAGAGTTTGAAGTAACAGTTAAAAATAAGATTAAAAAATTAGATCCAATAGTAAATACTATTAATGATTATATTTTAAATGTACAAAAAGTTCTTCAAAAATCATCAATTGTAATTAATAAAATATCTTATAATCAAGTTATTAATAATTTTAAAAAATTAGTATTTGGTGAACAAGAAACAAATATTAAAGATTTACCTGGAATGCAAACACAAGCAGCAGAAATCCCACATATTGTTGATTTAATCCCAAATAAATATACAGTTACAGATAAAGCTGATGGTGAGAGAACATTTCTATTTATAAGTGATGGTAATATATATTTATTATCAAATACATTAGAGATTAAACAATTGAATATTGAAGAAATAGGTGGATTAAAAAAATCGGTATTATTAGAATATTCAAACACTATTTTAGATGGAGAATATATATATATAGGAGAAAAGAAAAAATTTTTATTTTTAACATTTGATTGTTTATTTTTTAAAGGAGAAGATATTCGTAAAGAACCAAAACTTGAATTACGTTTACAAAAAAATCAAATGTGTACAAAAGAATTATTTGGCCAAAATTCAGATAATTTACAATATATAGGTGATTTTGATTTAAAAAAAATAAAAAAATATCATACAGATGGTATTAAAAAATATATTAAAGAATTAAATGAAAAATTAGATTCATCAAAATCAGGTCCTAATATTATTGTTTCTAAATATTTTATATTTCCATTAGGTGGACATCCATGTGAGGTATTCAATGGAGCATCATTAATATGGAATTTGTATACAAAATCATCAGAGTTACAATGTCCTTATATATTAGATGGTATTATTTTTACTCCGATTGATCAAATTTATACTAGAAATTTAAGAGAAACCAAAAATCGTATTTATAAATGGAAACCTTCTTCTAAAAATTCACTTGATTTTTATGTTGAATATGAAAGAGATAAAGTAACAAATCAAATATTAAATGTATATGATGATTCTGAATCAAATACAGAACTTATTAATAAAAAAACAAAAGATTTAGAAGAAGAAATTGTACATGAAGATCTTGGAAAATTTAAAGTAAAAGGTTCATTATATAGAATTTTAAATTTACATGTTGGCAAAATAGATAATGGAAAAGAATATCCTATATTATTTCAAAAAGAAAAAGATAATTATGTTGCAAATATTTTTGTAGTAGATGGTGAGGCAAGAGATATTGAAGGAAATATAATTCAAGATAAATGTGTTATAGAATTTACATATTTAAATGATCCAACTATTCCAAGTGGTTTTAGATGGGTACCATTAAGAACAAGATTTGATAAGACAGATTCAGTAAATATGTTTAAACGTAAATATGGTAATAATTCCGAAATTGCAGAAAAGACATGGAGATCAATGATGGATGGTGTAGAAATTTCTGATATTGAATTATTAAGTAATATAGAATCATATGAATCTCATAATAAAAAACTAAAAGCAAAAATTACATCAGATGTAATTACAATGGAACGTAGAGAGAATATTTATTATCAAGTTATATCAAATTTGGCAAAACCATTAAGAGAATTTCATAATTGGATAAAATCAAATATGATATATACTTATTGTTCTAAAAAATCACTTGGTGAAATAAATAGTTTTAGACAAATGGATATACTTGAAATTCCATGTGGTAAAGGTGGTGATTTAGCAAAATTTTATCATAGTCGTGTTGCTTCTTATGTAGGTTTTGATATAGATCCTAATGGTATTTATTCTGGTTCTGATGGTGCCTTATCAAGATATCAAGATTTTAAAAAAAAATTTCCAAACTGGCCTAAAATGAATTTTTTAGTAGCAGATGCTGGTGCACTTTTAACAGTAGATGATCAAACTAGAGCATTAGGACCAATGTCTGATCAAAATAAAAAAATGTTATTAGAAATATTTGATAAAGAAGATTATAAGAAATATGATATTATTAATTGTCAATTTGCAATTCACTATATTTTTAAAACTGATGAAACTTTAAAAAATTTTATGGAAAATATTAAAAAATTTTTAAAACCATCAGGATATATATTAATAACTACATTAGATGCAAGTTTAATTCATAAAAACTTTGATGATTCTGGACATATTATAACTCATTATACAACACAAGAAGGTAATAAAAAAGTTATTTTTGATGTTGTTAGAAAATATGATCCTGAAATTAAAAATTTAAATAAGACAGGAATATCAATTGATGTACATTTACCAGCATTTGAAGATGATGTTTATATTACAGAATATTTAGTTAATCCAGAATTTTTAATTTCTACAATGAAGATGAATGGTTTTAGATTAGAAGACACAGATACATTTGGAAATATATATTATAAACATAAGAATTTTTTTGATAATTCTGCAAAATATGAGGAAAATCAACAAAATAAAAAATGGTATATGAAAGTTAAAGAATTTTATAATTTAGATGATCCAGTAAATAAAGCATGTTTTACATATAGTAAATTAAATAGAATGTATGTTTTCCAAAAAGAGGATGATGGTACTATACCTTTAGAAGAACCAAAATATAAATTTAATTCAAAAAATAAAGATAAATTTCAAAAAAAATCTTATTCATCAAAAAAAAAATAATAAAGTATTATATCAAATAATTAATTATTTATATTTTAGTAGTTAATAATAGTATTATTTATTTTATCAAGTGTTTGTATAGAATAAATACCTTTTTTATTTTCATCTACCATTTCTCTATAATTATATGACATATCAGAAATCATATCCATATATTCTTTTCTTGTTTTATCATCATTTTCTAATTGTTTTATTTTTTCTTCTAATTGTTGTATCTTTCTTGGATCAATTCTAATACCATTTGATTCTACTATATCTTTTGCAACAAATAAATGGTTTAATCCTCTGTCATATAATAATTCGGTAATTGTACTTTTATCTTTAATCATCCATCTTCCTCTATCATTATCTTCATCATCAAATACATGTATTCTATTTGATTTTAAATTTGTATTATGAACATTCATTCTTTCTGGTTTATTTGGATTAAAATGCTGATCTTTTATAAACTTTTTAATTGCCTGATCTGGATTATTAACATATTCCAGATAAGTTTCAGGTGTTATATTATATTTAATATTTCTAAAAGGAATTAATTCAACAACTTTTTTAAAATCATCTGCATTATTTACAGCAATTATAATCTGTTGGTTATTATTTTGTATATTATTTTGTGTTTGAATATTTGTAATATTATTTTGAATATTTTGAATATTATTTTGATTTGTTTTAACACAAACTTTATTATTTACATGATATTTATAATTTCTTTTTATAGCAAAAAATTTATTACATATTTTACATTTATGTCCTTTGTCTTTTTCACATATCTTTTTATTTATATGATTTCTTAAATTTTTATTATTTGTAAAATACTTTTTACAAATATTACATTTAAAATATTTATTATTATTTTTATAACATTTAATTTCATCTAATATTTCTTTTATATTTAAATTTTTAAAATATATAATAGAATTATTAATATAATAACATAATTCAATATTACTATGTCTACCTTTACAGTATAAACATAAACTCATTAATAATATTTAATTTATATTTTTTTAAATCCTATTTACATAAAATAGGATAATTTTTATACAAAATCGGCTAAATTTTACACAAAATAGGATAAATTTTACATAAAATAGGATAAAAATTGTTTTTATGTGTCTAGTAATTATATTTTATACTAATAATTAATGGTAAATTTTATTAAATTAACAAATATGATAATTAAACCTAATAAATATTATATATATGTTATGAATTGTAAAAAAATAGATTTTTCTTAATTTTCTTTATAAATAAAAATTAAATATATCTAAAGAAATATTATTTTAAAAATATAATTATAGTCTTTGTAATAATCTTTTTACACAAAATCGTACAAAGATTTTAGATGACAAATGGTCTATTTTACACAAACCTGTACAAAGATTTTACACAAAATCGTACAAAGATTTCACCTTCAAAATGAATAAGGTAATTTTTTTACACAAAATCGTACAAAGATTTTTATTATACTAAAAATGTAATTATATAAACAAAAATGTATCAATTTTACACAAAATCGTACAAAGATTTCCGAGGGAGGGGGGGAGAATTTTTTATAATTTTTTGAAAAAATTTTGATTTTTTTTTTCGACCCAATTGGAAAATAATGGTGAAAATACCTATTATGTGACTAATGAACATAGTTTTCAGCAATAATATTAGTTGTTTCATCAGTTATTTTTTCAAATGATTTTAAAAAATTATCAATTTGTTCAGGTAAAATTTCAGTTAATTTATAGTCATCAGCACTAGAACCTAGTATATTAGTTATACAATCATTTGAATTTAATATCCATAATGATGGATAAGTATAGGTATTAGTTTCATTTTGATGTTGATAACATCTAAAACATATCATAAAATATTTACGATAATCATCAAAATTTCTAACAAATCCTTTAACTAAATTTCTTGCAGAATAATCAGGAGATCCATCTTTATCTGATGCATAAAGATACTCTCCAGAGTACATTTTAAATGGATGCAAGCTTACTAATTTTTTAAATTCATTATAATCTCCAGAAAAAAATGATCTTTTAATATCTTCCATATTTGTTATTGTACTAAATTTAGGTTGTGTATCTTTAGCATTATCTTCATATAAATCATTGTCATTATCTTCGTCCTTTGGTTTTTCTTTAACAGCTAACTTTTGAATAGACTTATTTTCTTTAACAGTTAACTCTTGAATAGGTTTATTTTCTTTTACTATATCTTTTAATTTTTTATTCTCTTCTAAAAGCAAATTCTTTTGTTCATCTAAACTCATTAATTCAGTTAAAATAATCAAGTCAGGAACATTTAAAATTTCTTTAGAAATGAGAGAATCATAAATTGATTTATTTTGTTTTATTAAACCTACGATTTGTTTATCCATATTTAATTACTAATATTAAATATATATAAATAAATAAAAAAATCAATTTTTTTGAAAAATAATGTATATTAATAAAATATAAATTTTATAACTTATATACATTAGGAATAAACTGACTAAAATTAAAAATATTTTATAATATAATTCATATAATTTAATTTTTTTTTTTAATTTAAAAATATCATATTTTAATTGTGAAATTTTTTGTTTCCTATTAAAAGATATTTTTTTTAATGTTAAATAAGATACTTTATTAGGCATTTAGAATATATTATTAATTATTTTATATTAAATTATAAGTATTATAATAATCAATTTTTTGAGTTCATAGTTAATATAAATGTGTATTGTTCAGCACATTCTTCTAAATATTTATATCTATCTGAACCACCAAAATGACCTTGTTCAGTATTAATTTTAATTAATTGTATATTTGAATCTGTCTTTAAACTTCTTAATTTTGTAATAAATTTAAGTGGTTCCCAATATTGGACACGTGGATCATATAGTCCAGTTGTAATGTATATATTTGGATAATTAGTTTCTTTTAAATTAGTATATGGGCAGTATAATTTCATATAATTATAATCATCTGCAATATTAGGATTACCCCATTGTGACCATTCTTCAACTGTTAGTGGTATTGTTGAGTCACACATTGTATTTAATACATCAACGAAAGGAACACCCATAATAACATTTTTAAATAGTTCAGGTTTCATTGTCATACTAGCACCTACTAATAAACCACCAGCAGATCTACCATCTATTGTTATTAAATCTGGATGTGCATATTTTATATTAATTAAATATTCAGCACATGCAATAAAATCAGTAAAAGTATTTAATTTATTTTTAAGTTTACCATTTTCATACCAATCATAACCTAGAAAAGAACCTCCACGAACATGTCCTATAGCATAAATCCATCCACGATTAAGTAATGGTATAATTTTTGAATCAAAATCTGGGTCTACAGTATTACCATATGAACCATAACCATATAAATATAATGGTGCGGACCCATTTTTATTAAATTTATCTTTATGATAAACAAGAGATATTGGTATTTTTATATCATTTTCAAGTTCAACATAAATTCTTTCAGATTTATATAACTCTGGTATATAATTTGGTATTTCCTTAACATATACAACTGAATGTTTAAAATTATCTAGATTAAATTTATAAATTGAAAATGGTTTTGTCATTGATTCTAATGTTAAATATAAATAATCTGCATTATAAAATGTTGAATAAACATTTAAAGTATATACAGTATCTATCCATAATTCACACCATGGTTTATAACTATATTGATTAAATTCTATTAGTTGTTCATATCCATTAAGATTAGTCATAAAAATATGATTTATATTAGATAAATTTACAATATTAATAAAATCAGAACCATTAATTTTACAAGTAAATAATAAATAATTTTTTGTAATTGATATAGAATTAATATAAATATTTTCATTATATTTTATAAAATCAGGCCATTCTTTATGTGTTAAAGTTCCAATCTGATCAATTGGTACTTTACAAATTTTCCAATTTATAGAATCATCTGAATTTGTTCTAATATAAAAATCACCTATTAAGTTAGATTGTAACTCAGAAGTACAAGGTTCATAATAATCAACATAGTATATTAATCCAGAAACAAAAGGATGAATTTGATGATATTTTGTTAAACTTTTTCTTGTATCTATATAATATACTACAGTTGTATCATAATTTGATGATGATATAAAAATATATCTCATATCAGAACTTGTATATGATTCAACAGACATTTCACAATTAGTTTCTTCATAAATAAGTAGTGAATCTCTTGTTTTTATGTTCCATAACCAAATTTGATATGGTCTATTAGATGAATCTGTTTCTATCCATATTATAGTATCATTGTTAATCCATTTATAATTACCATATGATATTAATGGTATAACAGATGTATTAACATATACCATTGTATTTAAATTTTGAATAATTAATTCATATTTTTCAGATCCATTATAATCAACACAATATGAAAAAAAAATTTCATTAAGACTATGACTAATATTAGTAACATCGCATTGTTCTTTTCCTAATGCTAATTTATTAATATCTAGTAAAGTTATTTCCAAGTTTGTAGATTTATCTAAACGTTTATATAGATAATAACCAAAACCATTTTGATATTCTTTAAAATATTTAAATTGTGAGTTAACACTATATTCTGGTAATGGAAATGTTTTATAATCTTGATTCATATTTAATTTTAATTCATTGTATATGGTATTTTGTAATTCTATATTAGATTGCATAATCGAATTAGTATAATCATTCTCTTCTTTAATTAAATCTAAAACTTTTTGATTAGTTCTAGAATCATCGCGTATCCAAAAATAATCATCATTATGACTAATAATAGGGTCAGCAAGAGAAGTTATATTAGAACCTCTAAATTTATCGTCAATGTTTCCAAAATTTACAGTATAAGGAATTTTGTTAACTTTAGGGTATGACATTAAAAATATAAAATAATATATTAATATATTAATATATTAATATATTATAATATCAATTTTTATAATTAGATGCATATTATTAGAAAAAATGAAAAGTTTACTCATATTATGTATATAACTAATTTAAATAATGATTATAATTATATATTAAAATTACCTAAATATCTAGATGAAATTGATAATATTGACTATGAATATTATATATATACATTAATAAAGCATAAATCATTCAAGTCATTTACATCTATATATACTATTAATAATTTAGATAAAGATACTATTATTAATTTACCAAAATTAAATATAAATATTATTGAAATTTTTCCAGAATTAATAACTCAAAAAAGAAAAATACAAGAAGAATTAGAAAAACCAAATAAAATTAGTTTTTTATTTGGAGATTATAATCCAAATATGATTACACTATTTGATTTAGTAAAAAGTATATATAATTCACAAGTGATAATATCAATTTACAGAGAGTTATTAATATTAAAAGAAGAACTTTTTTTAGAATATGGTTTTGTGCATGGTGATTTAAAATCTAATAATATTTTAGTTGATAAATATGATGCATTAAATGATATACAATTTATAGATTTTGAATTTTCTATTATTTTTAAAGACAATAAAAAGATTAAAATGGAAGATAAATATTTAATTAATTTATATTTACAAATGCCAGATAATTTTGAAATTACTGATGAATTTGGTAGACTATTTGATATTTATATGATATGTATAGATTTATGTAATAATTTTAATTATAAAATATTACAGATTATTAACAAGTTAAATAAATTATTTGATAATTCAGAAAATGAAATAGATATAAAATATTTAAATAATTCATTTATAGATTTTTATATTATATTATTAAATTTAAAAGAGGTTAAAAAAATAGAATTTATTGATCAAAAGAAAAATTGTATAAATATGAAATTTCATTCGATAATAAAAAATTTATCAAATATAAAAATTCCTGTTAATAGTATAAATTTAATAAAAAAAAGAGCTGATTATATTTCAGATATATTAAAAAATTTGAAATATTAGATTATTGGGTATATAAATATAATATATTTATAAATAATTTATGACAGATTTTATTGTAAGTATTCCAGAATCTAATTATGTTAAACAATATAAAACAAAATATATGTATCAAGGATATATTGATTTATTAACAAATTTACCAGATGGAAAAGGAAGAATTAAATATTTAAATCATGATAATAATATTGATACTTATGATGGTGATTTTAATCAAGGAGAATTATCTGGTTATGGAACAATTGTATATAAAAATTTAGAAATATATAAAGGTCAAATATTATGTTCAAAAAGACATGGTTTTGGATTGATGTATTCATCAAATGGAAAATATTTATATGATGGTTCATGGATTAATGATAGTATTAATAAACCAATTTATTATAAAATTATTACAAATAATATAATGAGTTTTCAAGGCTTTAAGATTAATGAAAATAATGATGGATGGTGTGTGACATATAATAAAGATAATGGCACTATTATGAATGTATCATTTTATAAAGATGGTATTCCTATTAAAGGGTTTGAATTTATAAAATATTTAAATGAATATTATGAATATAAAATTAATAGAGTTAAAGAAACAATTAAAATGGGAATTGTTAATTTTATGAAAAAATTAGTTGAAAAACTATCAAAGCAAGATAATTTAATTGAATTTTTGTCAATTACGAATAATATACAAATGTTAGAAGAAATATCTTATTTTTATAAAAATGAAAATACATCTTATATAATAGGTAATGATATGGATATAATAGAAGAAAATATTTTTTTGAAAGAAAATCATATTAAATTATTATGTAATGAAAATGAAGTACTTGTAGGTAAATTTGACAAAGATAATAATATATTTATTGATGGGTATAAATATTTTAAAGAAAAAAATTCAATGTTATATTTTAATATTTCAGAAATAGAATCTAATGTAGAATATTCAATCAATAATTTAAAAATATCAGAGTCAGGAAGATTTATTAAGATTTTAAATGATTGGAAATTAGATGGTAAAGGAATTAGAAATACAATAACTGGATCAACATATACAGGTAATTTTTCAAATGGTCTAATTAAAGATGGTATTGAGACAAAAAATAATGTACAAGTATATAATGGTACATTTATATCAGAAAAATATAATATTGGAACATTATATTATGTAAATGGTTCGATAAAATATCAAGGTGAATTTGAAAATAATAAAGAAAATGGACATGGTTCATCATTTTATAAAAATGATGATAATTTTGAAATAATTGAATATATTGGAGAGTGGAAAAATGGTTATAAACATGGAATAGGTACATTATATTCATTTGGTGGTGATGAAATATTTACAGGACATTTTATTAATGATCAAATTGCATAAAAAAAATTAATCAGAGTCAGAATCAAACATATTTGCATAATTAATATTTTCTTTTACTACTTTTATTTCTGCTCTTTTAAGTTTTTTTTCCATTTTATTAATTTCATCATGAGCAATTTTATCTATTAATTCTTGTTTTTTAATTGGATCATTCCTAAGTTCAATAACTTGATCCCAAAATTCTTTAAATTTTGGATATGATCTTTTAAACCATTCTCTATCTCTTTTAATTAAATAACAGTGTGATTTAGATAAATGCCAATAAAGAATACGTCCAAATTTATAATCTGATGATAGCTCAGGATATGCAGTTTTCCAATTACATCTCATCCATTCTGCCCATTCTATTTTTTCTTTTATAGTTCCATTTAATTCAGTTGGATAAATATATTTAGCATACCATTCTATTTGATGATGAGTGGGTAAATCATCTTTTTTATTTGGAATTAATTCAATCATTGTACCATATTTATATAATGGATCTACATATATATTTTTATTTTGTTGTTCAGTATGAAAAGTTTCTGTATCCTCACTTTCTATTAAATTTTTCCATTGTTCATATTTCCATGGGATTGATCTAGCAGTCCATTCCTCTCCAACTTTAAATTTTTTAATTACACCATCTTGTAATTTACATTGCCAAAAATCACATTCTTCTAAATTACAACATTCTAATTGTAGTTGTACCTGAACCCAATAATAATGAGGAGTAATAACACCATCTTCATCACCTTCAGTATTTATTATTCTAGACGTAACACATTTAATTTCTAACATACGACCAACCATTGGAGAAAATTTACCATCTAAAGTAGAACAAGTGCAAATACCATCAGGAGATGCACCTAGAAATGGAATCATTGGTTGATCATCAGAGCCAATATGAGGAACTAATCCAAATTCTCCAACTTTATTATTATAAATATTTTCATAAATAAGGATTGCTATTTTTTCAAATTTTTTACCATGATGAACATTAAAATTTTCATCAAATGGTTTACCAATACCTATTTTCTGTTTAATAAGCTCAATAGGTTTTTCATATTTTGATTCTCCAATAGCTTGTGCACCAGCAGAAGCAGTTATAAAATTATTTCTCATATCAAACCAGGCCTGTGTTTTTTGTTCTGGTTGTGGAACATTTTCTATTGTTTTATATTGATTCCAAAATTTAATATAATTATCAGGAATTTGTATTTGATCACAAATTTTTCTATAAAATTGATCACGCACATCATTATGAGTAAATTTCGGAATAATTAATTGTGATAAATCATTATATTGATTAACAATTTTTTCAACAATATTAGAAATAGAAAGTTTTTCTTTTGGTTTAATTAATAATTCATCAATAGATAAATTTATTTGGTCATCAGTTATTTCTAATTTAGGAAAAAAAATATATAAACTATCTTTTATTAAATCAAATAATATTTTTTTAGAATCTGGAAAAATTAATTTATTATTACCAATTATTTGTTTAATAACTATATTAATAGTTTTATTGTTCATTTAAATATATAGAATATTGAATATATATTTAAACCATAAAAATTACAATTATTTATCATTATTAACATTTTTTCTACATATTGGACATAAATTAGAACAATTTAATAACCATGGTTCAATACATGAACAATGAAAAAAATGTTCACAAGGTAAAATTTTAATTTGTGATGTTTTATCATAATTTTCTTGACAAATTGTACAATAATCTGAATTTTTTTCTAAAAAATTTTTTTTAACATCTGAAAAATTACAAGTTTCAAGTATATTAATATCTTCTGTATTAACTGTGCACTGATCTTCTTGTTGTTCAATTATAGTATTCATTAAATTTAATACATGTAAAATACTTTCATTATTTTGCATATTAAATATTGTTGATAAAAATGCTATTTCAGACATTAAAGAATTATTATAATATCGATTTGTTGAAATATCTCTATTTAGTAAATTTTCATTTCTAGATATATTATTTATATTTGGATTAATTAAATTATTTATTATATCAGAAAAATTATTTGATGTACTTATAAAACTATCATAAACTTCATTACCATTAGAATTTATTTGAATTATACCTGATGTTATTCTATCAGTTCTAATTGCTTGTGGATATACTGATATATAAAATAAATTAAAAATATTTTCATATTCTGGAAAATTTAAATCATAAAAATATTTCATATGATATAATAAACTAATTAAAGAATTATCACTATATATATTTGCTATTTGCTCATAAATAAATCTTAAAACATTTTTTTCATTTATATTTGAATTATAATAATAATTATCATCATAATAAGTAAAAAAATAAGTTTCTCTTGCAATTGCAATTGAATCAATTATTTCTGGTGTATTATATATATTTTCTTGAACAAAATTATTTGAACTAATATCTAAATTATTTTGATTCATTAAAAATATTACACATTTTATTTTTAAGTATTTTAAGCAATCTAAAATAAACTTGTAAATATTATTAAGTAAATCTAAAATAAACTTCTCTACATTTATTAACTTCATCATCAGAAGTGATGTTATCACAAATATATTCAAAAGTTTCTCCCTTTAATAATCTTAAAATAAAATTTACAGAATAAACACCACACTCAGAATTTTTAAATTGGTGTCTTGACATATTAAATTTTATATTTTTTAATTTTTTTTCAATATAATTTGGATTTTGTGGATTCATAAATGATTTTTCTGTCATAGATTCTGTATCAGATTTTGAATTCATTATATTTCTAGTATAATACCATTTTGCAATTCTATTAACTAAATTTCTAATTCTTTTTTTAGGTCTAGTACCATATGAATCAAAATAATATATTTGTCCATTTTTTAAATCAGCAAACATAGAAACCCAGTGTGATCCACTCTGCCAATGTTCATCAAAATTAAAAACAAACCCAATTTTAGTTTTTTTATCTGTATTAATAAGATTATCAAAATTTAATTTACGAATACCATATTGTGGTATTTCATCAAAATCAATTGGTATTGCTCCAAAAAATTTAAAATCTTTATATTTATCTTCATATTGAGACATAATTTGATCAATATTTGTAGTATTTAACCAAGTAAAACGTCCTTGTGGTCCTTGAGGTCTAAAAGTATTTTCTTGTGCATCTAAATCATTTATTTCTTTAATAAAATCTTGTTTTAACCAACAGATTTGATCATCACATACATCTTTTAAACGGTCTGTTAATTCAAGTACAAGATGTTTTTTTTCATTTTTAATTTCAATTAGTTTTCCTTTAAATTTGTTTTCATTAATTTTATTATTATATGCTTGAGCCATACGTATTAGAGATTCTAAAGTAAAACATGATTTATCTGAATATTTTTTTGATGGTGCACATTTTAAATCTTCATTATTTGGTTTAAATGATTTAACCATAATTATAATATAGAATTATAAAATAAAAAAAATAGTTACATAAATTTAATATTTTTTGAAATATTATCAATATAACCAACAATTTTATTTGAATTATCTTCTAATGTTTCAATAACAACTCCATTTGGTTTATCATCATAATAATATTCTTTATTATTACATATAATTTTTTTATATATTGGTACAAAATCTTTTATGTCTTCCATATCATCAATTGTTTCTAAAATATTATTTATTTCAACACCAGATGTATTTTTCTTTTTTTTAATTATTTTTTTTAGTACTTGATTTAATTCTAAATCAAATGATGTTGAAATTTTTTTACTAATATCTTCTTTTAATTTAATATTTTCTTTTTCTAATGATTCTTCTAATTCTAATAATAAATTTTTCATCATTTCTGCATTGCTATCTATCTGATTAATGATCTTTTTTATGATTGTTTCTGATTTCATTATATATAATATGAAATAAATCTTAAATGCAATATTAAAAATGTTCAATTTTTTATGGAGAAAAAAATTATAATTAAAAATATATACTATTTTTATAATGAATTCAGGAATAGATAACTATAGAAGAACTAATCTTAATATACAACAAAATTATTTTAATCCATCAGACCTTTATAAGAACATGCCAAATCAACAAATAAATCAAGTTACATTAGAACATCCAATAGAACAAAAACATCCAATAGAACAAAAACATCCAATAGAACAAACACATCCAATAGAACAAACACATATCAATCGTGGACAAGAAATTGATCCAATAAAACTATATAATTCTAATACAATGATAAAAAATAATCAAAATATCTTATCACAAATTGATTTAATTGAAAAAGATATTAAAAATATTTTTTCAAATAATATTACATCTGATAGATTAGAAAGACTTGGTTCTGGTGATATTCAAAATGGTATACCATATGATATAGGATCATTAAATCCTCCTCATCAAATGTTAAATACTTATGAAAAACCAAATAATCTTATTCATAATAATGTGACTAAAAATGTTTATGCAGAAACATTACAAGAGTATACAATTATTTTAGACTCAGCTGATAGAGATATAGAAAAATATATAAATCCTTTTTCATATCGTGTAAAATTTAATGGATTACCTGGAAGTAAAGATGCAAACATAATGAAAAAGTTTGATTATGTTAAATATATTAAATTAGATACTGGAATTATACCAACTAAATATTATTACGTTAAACAAGATACTTCTTTAAATAATACTGATATATCACTTGTTTCACAGTTAAATTTAGTTTCTAATCCTAGAAATTCTACATTTAAATTATCATCTTCTGATGTTTCAGGATCTTTTGCAATAATTGATATTACAGATGTTTCAGGATCAAATAATTTTAAAAGATATATACGTTTTGGAGAAGTAGAAGAATATCCTAATACAGTAAATACAGTATATGAATATACTTTTGAATTTAGAAATAAATTAAATCCAATTGGTACAGCTACAATTATTAATTATATTGCTAGATATAAATTACAATCATATTCATTAGCAAATGATAAATATACATTGCTTTATATAGATGAATTTCAAAATCCTAATGAAAATTCTACAAATGATGCAGTTGGTAAATCATTTTCAATAATGTTCCCAGATGGATGTAATTGTGATATTTTATATACTTCATCTGGTTTTATTGATAAAATGTTTAAATTTTCATTATTAGGTCAAATAAATCAAATGACAATTAAAATATTAAATTTTAATGGTAATGAATTAAAAAATTCACAAGAAGATTATACTGATAAATTGATTGAATTAAATAAAAATTGTACATGTTATACAGATTCAAATGGTTATTTTATTAGAAATTATAGATGTGTTTGTACATATTTTAGACATCCATATTATCAAAAATTCCAAAATACTTTAATATTTAGAATTGGTGTAATTGAACCAAATATTGATAAAACAATATTTTCATAAATTTTTTATTAAATACTTTGCTTGAAAAGATCTAAAATAAGTTTAAATTTTTTTTGATTATAATCGGATGAATTATTAGCTAGTATTTTTTTATCATCAATAGATGTTGTTAAATGACCAATACCAGATGATTTTTTTTCTAAAAAGAATGATAAAAAACCTAAAATTATTGTCTTTATAGTCCACATTGGTGACCAAGATTCTTTATGATATGAAGAATTTGAAAAACATAATTTTTTTCCAGTATCAAATCTTCCATTTGGTGTTAAAAAGAAGAATTCAGGTGGTTCAAATGGATAATTTGCAGACATTTTAATATTAAAAATATATTCACCATTAATATATTCCTCTTCATTTAATTCATAAATTATACAATACCAATCTAAAATATTATCAGGTATATGTGCAATTTTAATATTTGGTAATGGATTTTCAATTAATTCTGTATATTCTTTTTTAATACGTTTATTACAAATTAGTGATGGTTCTTTTATTTTAGTATTCATATATTTAATATAAATATATAAATAATATTTAAATATAGATAGTATAAATAAATTTAATTAAAAAAAATTATTTTTTCAATATTGCATCTACATATAGGACATGTAGTTATAGTATTATGTGTACTACAATTATAACATGTTATGGAATGATTACATGGTCTAAATGTAACTTCAATAGAATTATTTAAACAAATACAACATAATTGATCTATTTGATTATTAATATCTGAAATAGACTTTAGAGTTTGTACATTTTTTAAATATTCAATTATAAATTTTTTATTTAACTTTTTACCTAATATTGTAGTAATATTTAAATCAGATGGAGTAATATTTTCTTGAGTATCATCTAAATATATATTAATATTATCTGTAAATCTACTTTTAATAATACTAATAAATTTTTTAACTGTCCATTTTGGTGAAATTGGTGTTTCAAATAAATTATTATTACTAAGAATTTCATCATTTGATTTAATTTCATAATTACAAAAAATTGAGTTACTAGTATATGGTGGCATAATTTATAACTATGTAAAAATAAAAAATAATTATAAATTATAATTTTCAATTTTTTCTTTCTTTATATTAAATTAATGGAAAATACAAGATTATTATCTAGATATTATATTTATAAACAATTTGGCGGGGTAAAAGGTGAAAAAAAATGGTCTACTTTTATTCATAATGGGGTTTCATTTCCTCCTTTATATGAACCTCATAAAATTCCAATTCAATATAATGGAATTGATGTAATTTTATCACCATTAGCAGAAGAATATGCTACTCTTTATGCGAAATATATTGATACTGAATATATAAAATCAAAAACATTTAATAAAAATTTTTTCAAGTCATGGAAACCAACATTAAAAGGAATATCAGTACCGATTGAAAAATTAGAATTATGTGATTTTTCAAAAATAGCAAAATATTTAGAATCACATAAAGAAAAGAAAAAATTATTAACACCAGAACAAAAACTTTTTTTAAAAGAAGAGCAAAATAAACAAGAAGAAATATATAAAACAGCTATAGTAGATGATAAACCACAACCAGTAGGGAATTATAAAATGGAACCACCAGGTATTTTTATAGGTCGTGGATGTCATCCTAAATTAGGTATGATAAAAAAAAGAATTGAACCAAAAGATATAATATTAAATCTTTCTAAAAATGCACCAATACCTAAATTACCAGATTTTTATAGTGGAGAAAAATGGAGAAAAATAGTTCATGATAATAAATTAGAATGGTTAGCTGCATGGAAGGATACGATTACTGGAAAAACTAAATATGTATGGTTAGGTGCAAAATCAGATTTTAAAGCTAGATCAGATCAAGAAAAATTTGATAAAGCTCGTAAATTAGTAAAACTAATTGAAAAAATTCGTAAAACAAATGAGGAAAATTTAAGATCAACTAATTTACAAACAGTACAACTTGCAACATCTTTATATTTTATTGATAAATTAGCACTAAGAGTTGGGAATGAAAAAGGAGAAGATGAAGCAGATACAGTAGGTGTTACATCTCTTAGATATGAACATATTATTTTAAAACCAGATAATAAAGTTAAATTAGACTTTTTAGGTAAAGATTCAGTTAGATATGTAAATGAAGTTCAAGTAGAAAGTCAGATATATTTAAATTTAGAAAAATTTTTAGAGTCAAAAAAAAAGGGTGATGATTTATTTGATAGTATAAAATCAGCAGATTTAAATGAGTATTTAAAAACATTTCATTCAGATTTAACAGCTAAAGTGTTTAGAACATTTAATGCTTCATATGTATTTCAAGAGGAATTAAATGCAATTACAGAAAAATATAGTAAATATGATAAACCAGACAAGTTAAATATGTTATTAACAATGTTTAATAAAGCAAATGCAAAGGTGGCAATGTTATGTAATCATCAAAAAAATGTTTCAAAAGGATTTGATGATTCTTTAGATAAAATTAATGAAAAAATTAAAGATTACAAAAAAAAATTGTCTGAATTAGAATTAAAATCAGAACAAACAGATTCAATTAAGAAAAAAATTAAAAAAATTAAAGAATATATTAAATCACAAAAAAATAAAAAAGAATTAAAAATGGAACTTAAAAATGTTTCGTTAGGTACTTCAAAAACCAATTATATAGATCCAAGAATAACAGTTGCATTTTTAAAAACACATGATATTCCAGTTGATAAAATATTTTCAACAACATTAAGAGAAAAATTCTTTTGGGCATTTGATGTTGATGCTAAATGGCAATTTTAGTAAAATAATAATTTTTGCAAATTATATGATAAATATAATTTACAATATATTACTAGTCTGAACACATTATTAATATAAAAAGTGGTTGAATTATTTTAAGCCAATTACATCATTAAACTATAGACCAATTATAAATGGAAGATAAAAAAGATTTATTCAAGAGTATATTATTATTAGATTTAGACGATAATATTTCAATTTATAAAAATATTGGTTATCATATTTCTTTACTTAAAAAAGATCAAATTATTAAGGATGAAATATTAATTGATATTCTTGAAAGATTAGAAGATATATTTTCATCAATTAAATTAGATCAATTTAAGATAGAGGATGATAATAATATAAATACAGAAAAATTTAAATTATATAATATATCACAATTAGAAATACGATCAAAATTAAAAACAATAATAATGAGTATTGGTTTTAATCATATTTATGAGATTTGTAAAATATTTATGGATTCATATGATTTTGAAAATTATAAAGAAATTATTCAAAATAAAATTGAATTTATTGATAAGTATTTTCAAATAAATAAAATATTATTTAGTAATGATAATGAATTAATTAATAATCTAGAAATTAAATTTATTGAAAATAAAGATCCAATAATAACACAGTCGTTTTATTATAATCTTAATAATTCAATTTTAGTTATTAAATTAGGTACATATTTATTTCAATTTGATGGTTATTTTAAATTAGATCCATTAAATTCATTATTTAAGGAAAAATATTTTTATGAAAAATATAATAAATTAAATAAACTCGTAAATTTATTAAACCTTCCATATAAATTTAAACATGGATACTTAAATCAACTTTCTTATACTGATTTTACTATTAAAACGAATGAAGAAATTATTAATCAAATTACATTAGATTATGGAGATGTTAATAAATTTTCTAAAATATTTATTAGTAATTTAGTAAATGATTTTACAAAATTAGATAGAGTAAAACAGAGGAAAATGTTAATATTATTATTATTATCAACAGATGATGATAAAATAATAGCTAATATTTTATATGAACATGTTAGGACAACAGATATTCGTGATACATTACATTGGTCTATAAGAAAATTATTAAATGAGACTATAAATTTAAAAATAATGGCTAAAAATAAATTATTTAATTCAGTAGTAAATGATATTAGTTATGAAGAAAGATTATTAGTACTTAAAACATCTGAAAAAAATAAATCAAAAGCCTTAACAAAAATAAAAGATTTAAATTCATCAAAAGATACAGCTACAAAAGCAGAGACATATTTAAATGGTTTTTTTAAAATACCATTTGGAATTTATAAAGAAGAAGAAATTTTTATGTCTGAAAATAATATTCAAAATAATATTCAAAATACTATAAATATTATTAAAAATGACATTAATTTTTTTAATTTAAAATCACAAATTTCAAATTTATTAGAAGATAAAAAATATTCAGTTAATACTTTATTAAATATTTGGGATTTAATTGATATATATTCTGATTCATTATTTATAAAAACATCTGAGTATATAAAATTATTAGAAATAAAAGATAAAATCAAAAAATTAGCTAATGAACTAGAAAAACTTAATTATGAAAAACAAAATTATTTAAAAAATATTAGAGATACATTAAATTCTGCAATATATGGTCAAGAAGATGTTAAAAAACAACTCGAAATTTTATTTGCCCAATGGATGAATGGTAAAATGGAAGGAGCTGTAATTGGGTTACAAGGACCTCCTGGAACTGGTAAAACTCAAATTGCAAGAGAAGGTATTGCAAAATGTATTGTAGATACAGATGGTAAATCAAGACCATTTTGTTTTGTACCACTTGGTGGAGCTAAAGATGGTTCTGTATTAGAAGGTCATGGATATACGTATTTAGGTTCACAATGGGGTAAATTAATAGATTTACTCATGGATTCAAAATGTATGAATCCAATTATTTTTTTTGATGAAGTTGATAAAGTATCTACAACAGATCATGGACGTGATATAATTAATATATTAATACATTTAACAGATCCTACGCAGAATAAAGAAATATATGATAAATATTTTGGAGGTGTTGAATTAGATTTTTCAAAGTGTATATTTATATTTTCATATAATGATCCATATGCAATTGATAAAATATTACGAGATAGAATTACAGAGATAAAAATAAAACCATTAAAATTAGAAGAAAAAATAATAATAGTAAAAAATTATTCATTAAAAGAAATTTGTGATAATATTGGTATTAATTTAGAATTAATTGATTTTCCTAAAGATTCAATAAAGTATTTAATTGAAACATATACATTTGAATCTGGTATGAGAAAAACAATAGAAAAACTTAAAGAATTATTTAGGGAGATAAATTTTAATATTATTAAAACTGGTAAAAATGAAAAAATAATTTTAACACCATCATATATTGACGAAATATTATCTAGACATTATAAAATTCAACATAAAAAAATTCATGATTCACCACAAATTGGTCTAATTAATGGATTATATGCAACTACTATTGGAATTGGTGGAATAACTATTATTCAAGTTTTAAAAATAATATCTGATAAAAAATTAGGATTAGAATTAACAGGTCAACAAGGTAATGTAATGAAAGAAAGTATGATTTGTGCAAAAACTTTAGCATGGAATTTACTTCCAATAGAAACAAAAAAATTAATTAAAGAAGAATGGGATACTATTGGAACATTTGGATTTCATATTCACTGTCCTGAATGTTCAACACCAAAAGATGGACCATCTGCAGGTATTGCAATAACATGTGCAATATATTCTGTACTTGTTGGAAAACCAATATATAATACAATTGCAATGACAGGAGAGGTTGATTTAATCGGTAATGTTAAAGCAATAGGTGGTCTTGATGCAAAAATAGCTGGTGCAATTAAAGCAGGATGTACCAAGGTATTAATACCAAAAGAAAATGAACAGGATTATAATAAATTATCAGAAGATATAAAACAATCAATTGAGATAATTCAAGTATCTCATATAAACGAAGTAATTAATCATTCAATTTGTATTTAAAATTAATATTAATATTAAAAAATGTTTTAATATTAATTTTAATAGTGGATGAAAAATTTCATACAAAAAATAATATAATACTGTATTATAATATATGTCTTTTATTGATATTGAGTATGATTGTTTAACATTATCAACTTCTCCAATTTTTAATATAAATTATTTCCCTAAAAAATTTTATAGATTATACCAATCAATTAATTTAGATCATAATATTATAATTAATGGATCATTTTTATATAATGAAACAAATAAATTATATTTAAATAAGAATGATGAATTAGATATTAAAAGAAAGGGTGATAAAATATTAGATTTGCCTTATTATAAAAATATTGATAAGTTATATATTCATACAAAAACAACAAATTTTTACATTAATATTGATAAATTAGAAATTGAAAATAATAATGAAAATATTAATAATATAGTATATCAATCTAATATTAAAAAAGAAAAAAATATTAAATATAGAGATTTTATTATATTGTTATCAAAACCAATATTAATTAATATATTATATAATACAAAACATGCATCAAATTTTGTTACAATATCATGCATGAATGATACTGGATATGGTGGTTCATCATATTTATATCCTTATAATAAATATTTTAGTTCAGAATTACCAAGTATTGAAAGTATTAATTTAGTAAATCAAGAATTATATATTTCTTAAAGCATTAGAAATAGCATTATTTGTATTTTCAGTCATTTGATACTCATCAGTATTTAAAAATAATTGTTTATTTATATTATCTGAATCAATTGTTGCAAAATTATTATCAATTAAAAAATCATTTATATTTTCATTATTTTTAGATTTTTCTATATTTTTTTCTTTTTCATATTCTGTATCAGATGAATATGAAAAATTTTCACTTGATTCAGTTTCTTGTGTTAGTAGATTATTTAACTGTAAATAATCTGTTGAATAAGTAAATGTTAATAATAATATTAGTATAATAAGTGTTACAATTAAGTAATTTGTAAATGTTGACATTATATTATGTAATTAGATATTTCATTTACTAAATTATATTAAAATATTAATTTAAATTATATTATGTTTAAAGTATTTTACCAATCATATTGCGATTATTCACAAAAAACTTTAAGTTCTATTAACAAATTTAAATTAAAATCTGAACTTATTCAATGTGATAATAATGAAAATTTTATAAATAATGAAGATTCAAAACATATACCAATTCATTATACAACATATCCAAAAATTTTATTTAAAACAGATAAAAAAATATTATTTATTGGTGGGAATGAAGAATTTCAAAAATTACTTATTTTATTAGATGAACTTAAAAAAGATATTAATTTTAAAATAGATTCACAAAAATATATAAAAAAAAATGAAACTTGTTATATTTTAACAAAAATAGTATAAATTAATTAAATCTCATCAAAATTTATATCATTTGTTTCATTTGTAAAAACAATTTCAGTTTCTTCATCTTTTTTTTCTTCTGTTAATATATTTAATGATATAAGCTCATCAATTTCATTAGAATCATATTTATGTGTAATAAAACAGTTTGCTCCAGACATTTCAAGACAAACTTCGATTAAAACATAGTCATCTGTATTAATCCAAATTCTATTTTTAAAAGATCCAGGAATTAATGCTCTATATGTTTCATTAATAGGTAATGTTTGTACTTCCATTCTACTATCTCCTAATTTTTTAATAATTTTTGCAACAAATTTTTTTTTTCCATCAGGCATAATTTCATTAATAGGCACTGATTTTTGTCTAGGCATATGGTTTTTCTTCGATTTTTGTTTATTTCCTCCAAATTGATTTTTCCCCATTTATAATAATTATTTAAATTTATCAATATACTCAAATAATTATTATTTCAATTTTTTATAGTTTTTATCTTTCATATATATAATGATAAACTCACAGTATGAATTTAATGACTATTATAATTATATAAATAATCACTGGTTCAAAATATTTAATTTACCAGATGAATATTCTAGATTTTCTACATTTAATATTATTTCTAATAAGATTGAAGAAAAAATTATTCAAATAATTTATTCAATTTCTTCAACAGATAATTCATACTTAACACCAAATGAAATTTTAATTAAAAATATCTATACTAAATTAACAGATAATCATAACAGAAATCTTGATTCTAATAAACCTTTATATCAAATTTATAATCAAATTGATAATATTAAAACATGGGATGATTTATCTAAAATTATAGGTTTATTATGTATACTAGATATGTCTGTATTTTTAAATATTAGGGTAGAACCAGATTTACATTCAAATAAAAATCATTTATTATATATAAATGAATTAAATTTATTATTACCATCAAAAGATTATTATAATAATATTAATATTCAAAAAGATTATATCGAATATATAAAAAAAACACTAAATTATTTAAAATTAGATATAATTAGTCTTCCAAATATTGAAAATAATATAGCAGAAAAAATATTTATGTTTGAAAAAAAAATTGCATCATTATTATTTGAAAATGAAAAAAAGAGAGATTTTGATTGTATATATAATTCAATTAATTTTAATGATTTACAAGAATTACTTGGTAAAAATATTAATTTAAATTGTATTTTTTTTTGGATTAAAAAATTAAAACCAAATATAGATGATTATTTTTCTAAAATTATATCTTTTAATTTTTATTATTTTAAAGAATTAGGAAAAATTTTTGAAGAATTTGGTATTGATTTTATTAAATTATATCTTAAATATAATATTTTTGTGAAATCATCTGAAATATTATCAGATGATATTTATGATTTATATTTTAATTTTTTTGATAAAATATTAACTGGAACAAAAATTAAAAAATCAGATCTACAAAGAAATATAAGTATTTTATCAAATAATTTGGGAGAAATTATTGGACAAAAATATATAAAAGAATATTATAATCCAAAAACAACTAGTTTAATTTTAGATCTAATTAATAAAATTAAAAAATCATCTTGTGAAATTATTAGTAAATCTAGCTGGATGAATTCTGTAACTAAAAAAAAAGCTATTAATAAAATTAATAAAATGAAAACACTTATTGGCTATTCTGAAATTTCTAAAGATTATAAACCTATAATAGATGCAAATATAGATAGTTTAAATTTATTTGATGCACTAAAAGTATTTTCTATTTATTATTTTAAATATAATATAAATAAATTAGATAAAAAATTAGATCATAGAGAATGGCATATGAATGTTTATGAAACAAATGCTTATTATAATCCATTAAATAATCAGATTGTTTTTCCTGCAGGTATTTTACAAAATCCATTATTTTCACCTGATGCTAGTTTTGAAAAGAATTTAGGTGGTATTGGATCAGTTATTGCACATGAAATTTCACATGGTTTTGATGATCAGGGAAGAAAATTTGATTTTGATGGAAATTTAAAAACTTGGTGGTTAAAATCTGATATTGATAATTATAAAAAAAAAGTTAAACCAATTATTGACCAATTTAATTCTATTAAATTATTTGATATTAATATTTCTGGGCAAATGACATTAGGTGAAAATATAGCAGATTATACTGGTATAACAATAATTACAAATATTTTAAACAAATTAAATGTAGATAAAAGTTTATATAAAAATATGTATAAATCATATGCAAATGTTTTTAAACAAAAAATTAGACAAAATGAATTAATTAAAAGACTATATACCGATGTACATTCACCAGGAAGATTTAGAATTAATCAAATATTATCAAATATTCCTGAATTTATTTCTGTTTATAACATTAAACCAGGACATAAAATGTTTATTGAAGAAAAAAATCGTATAAATTTATGGAATTAAAATTATTTTAAAATTTTTATACCATTATTTTTAAAAATTAAATATACTCTATATTTATATATAATGTCTGAACATAATGATTGTCATGAAAGTCATGAAAATGTTAAAAATTTAAATTTATGTGAATTATCTGAATTATCTGAATCATGTGAATCATCGGAATCATCAGAATCATCTGAATCATCTGAATCATCAGAATCATCTAAAACATCTGAATCATCTAAATCATCTAATCAATCAAATAAAAATTCTTGTCATACTGGTGCAACTGGTGGAATAGGTTCTACTGGTCCAACTGGTGCAATTGGTTCTACTGGTGCAACTGGTGAAATAGGTTCTACTGGTCCAACTGGTGCAATTGGTTCTACTGGTCCAACTGGTGAAATAGGTCCAACTGGTTCTACTGGTCCAACTGGTGCAATTGGTTCTACTGGTCCAACTGGTGAAATAGGTCCAACTGGTTCTACTGGTCCAACTGGTGAAATAGGTTATACTGGTTCTACTGGTCCAACTGGTTCTACTGGTCCAACTGGTTCTACTGGTCCAACTGGTTCTACTGGTCCAACTGGTTCAATTGGACCAATTTCAATATTAAATAGTGCTGATTTTTATGCATTAATGCCTGGTGATAATTTATCAACAGTGGCACCTGGATCTGATGTTGAGTTTCCAAATAATGGTCCAAATAATGGTTCTAATATTTTAAGAATAAGTGCTTCAACATTTAATTTAGTATCAATTGGTATATATTTAATTCAGTTTCAAGTTAGTATAGATGAACCTGGTCAGCTATGTGTTGCATTAAATTTATTAGAACAAGCATATACACTTGTTGGTCGTGCAACTGGAACATCACAATTAGTTGGTATTTGTTTAGTAAATATTACTGTACCTAATTCAATTCTAAGTATAAGAAACCCATCAGGAGGAACAACTGCTTTAACTATAACACCAATAGCAGGAGGTACAAACCCGGTTTCAGCACATTTAATAATAATGCAAATACAATAATATATAAAGACATAAATGATATAAATGATATATTATTTAAATGGAAATAAATTTTATTATTGAAATAACATATAAATTAATATTTTTAGAAATTAAAACTTATTATGAATTTAATACAGAACAATTAGATATTTTTGAAGAATGGTATAATTCATTTGATATTAATTTTTATAATGGACTTGAAATATCAAGAGATCTTTTACAATATAAATTAGTAGAGACGAAAGAAGAAACTGAATTAGCCAAACAATTCATAGACACTTTTGGAAAACCATTTGAAATATTAGAAGAAATTGATGAATTAAATGACATATTTAATAATACTATTATTTCAGATAGTTCATCTGAACATTCTTTTTATGCAGAAACAGAAACAATAAATGATATTATTAAAGCACATATAGATGGTGATGTAAGTAAAGTTAAAACATTATTAGATCAAACAAATATTGATGATGATGTAGTTAATGATTTAAAAAAAAAATATAATTAATAAAAATATATAATTTATTAATTATATATGTAAGTTACACTATAAAATTTATTGGATCAAACATTAAATTAATATTTTCTTTCTTAATTTTTGATTTTAGTAAAGGTACGCATTTATCTATAAATCTTTGTCCATTACAATCTACCAAGTCTGATATATTTAATTTATTATTAATCCATTTTAATTGTTTAATAAAATCTTTATAAATTATATGATATTTTAATTTTGGATATTTTTTTTTATCAGGATTTGTTAGATTTACAAATTCATCATAATCTGGAGTTATATAATATAACTGATACATATAATCTGGTTTAAATATTTTAGGAAATCTATCAAGTTTATTAACAATATGTAATCTGATAATTTTTTTAAAATTTTCTATATTAAATTGATTTTTAATTATAAATTTTTTAAGCCATGTACTAATATCATGAATTAAAGGTGCTTTATGATGTGGAAAATACCACAACTCAACAATTTGTTTTTCTTCTACAGATAATTTATCAACATATATTTTTGAATATAAAAGACTAATCATAATTATTCCAACACAATAATCAGGAATAATTTCATCAAGATTAGAAGTTTCAAAAAATGTATTTGATAAATAAAATGAATTATTCCAGATATATTTATCAGGATTTTTTTTATATAATCCTTTACCAAAATTATTTAATGAATAAATTTGATCATTATATTTAGATGGATTAAAAATTTCATTTTGTATAAATTTTTTCTCGATAACTGGATGTGGAAACTCTTTTCCTAACCATTCTAAAAATATAGTATAACCATACCAATTAATTGAATTAGTTTTTGTTATTAAAAAAATATCATCAATACTATTATTTTTAATTGCTAAATTTAAATATTTTGCATATTGTGTTAAGACTCTTGTTATTGTTGTTTTATCATAAATATTTGTATTTTCCAATTTAGGCAAAAAATCATTCCCAAATATATTATATATAAAACATATATCATATATTAATCTTGGAAGTAATACTTGATCTAACTTAGTGTATAATATTGAATCTTTCTTAACTAAATCTTTAAAATGGATAGCAATATCTTCTTTTAATTTTTCTAAACTATAAACTGTTTTATCTATAGAATCACGAACAAGATATATTTTTTTTGTTAAACTTAGAGGTAAAAGAAGAACAATCATATCTGCATCAGGAGAATATACTAAAATATCATTAATAGATTTATTATTTATTATATCTGCCATTATTTTATGTTCAGCTTCACCATTTATCATATAATCATTAATATACCAATCAGGATATGTAAATTTTAACCATTCTAATAATTTAATCATAAATACAGTTCCTGGCTTTATTACATTTTTATCTAAACTAATTAATGGTTCAATAATAGTTGATATATATTTAGTTATTTCATCTGGTTTAGTATTTTTAATAATAATTTCTTTACCTCTAATAATTAATCCAGATAGTAAAGCTCTTTTTCTTTGCTCAATCATTTTTCCAATAAATGGAACACCATCAATATATAAAAAAACTGTTGGATTTGATGTTTGATTTAATATATTTACAAGTAAATTACCAATTGTCCTAAATATCATTAGATCTCTCATAGATGATATAGAATCTTTATTTAAATTTTTTTTATTAAATAATTCAGGATTTGGTATTAATGAAAAATCAATATTACTATCATATTCTAATTCAAGTATTGATTTAACATAATTTAATAAAATTTCATGAACAATATATTTAGATGTATAAATTAATGAATTAAAATCAATATAAATATATGGATTTAATATTTTTTTATTAGAATTAATACCAATATTATAATTTTTAGAAATAGAATTAAAAAATCCAGGAATTCCCATTTATATATAAAAATATTATTATTTTTAAGAAATAATAATATCACTTTAACATTTAATTGATAAATAATAAATAATAATAAATAATAAATAATAATTAAAATTTTTATATAGATTTAATATATATATAAATGTATAAAGAAATTCTTATCAATGTCAATAATTTATGTGGTCCATCATATATTTATTTTATTATTTCATCATTTTTATTTTCAATTGCATTAATTAATAGTGCAATTTCTCGTAAAATAAATTTTGTAAATTTAATTACTAGATTTTTATTTATTTTATCAATTACATTTATTTTAAATTGGTTCTGTAAAATTGGATACACTAATTTTTCTTGGTTTTTATTATATTGGATGTTTGCTCTTATTTTAATACTTTTAATTGGGTCTTTTTATATTATTTCAAATATTACAAAAAATCTTACAAGTAATAATATATTTGGAATTACTCAGAGTCAGAATCGAAATTAATATTTTGACGTAATTTTTTAATATATGCAGTTTTATCAATATTATATTGTTTTTTAGATTTAGTACCACAAATTACAGAGTAATATCCGCCTTGTAATATACCAAATATTTTCTGAATATTTTCATCTGAATATTCATATTTTATTTTAAGTAATTCTTTTAATTCATCATATTTTGGTGGTGACCAAATTAATTCTTCTTTTTTAATATTATTTATAGGTGGATTCATAAAATATTCTCTAGCTATAGTATAATCAAAATTTTGTGGTATTGTATACTTATATGGTTTTATATTAAAACCAGGATCTAATGAAATCATATTATTAATTGAACCATATTGTTTAATCATTTCATATGCTTTTTTAGGACCCATTTTTCCAATTGTTCCTATATAATCACAACCAAGTAATATACATAAATCGATAAATTGTTTTTCTGTTAAATCTAATTCTTTCAATAATATATTTAAATCATATTCTGTGACATAATCCTTACTTGATAATTTTCTAATCAATCTATTTGCACCAAATGTTAAAATATCCATATCTTCTGAAGCAACATAATCTGCAATTCCAGATTTAACTAGCCATGCACATTGAGAATCTGCTTCTTCAATTGATTGTATCATTGGTATTCCAAGTAATTTAATAATTTCTTTACATTCTTCCATTTGTATATGACTTACAGAAACTGCCTTTTTTTGTAATTTAACAAGTGTTTCTTGATATTCTTTTATTTTAGAAATATTTTCTAATTGTTCTTCAATTTGTATTGGTGTTTCAGGTGTTGGTTCTAACATATCTTGTGTTTTTTTTATTTTATTAATGACATCTTTTATTTCTGATTTAGCATTTGTTTTTTTAACTTTTCTTGTGTCTAATGTATTTTTTTTTAAATTAGGTGGTTTACCATCAAACACAAAAATTGGTTTAATTTTTTTTTTTATCATTCCTAATGTTTTTGTTAAAATTCCATGAATATGTGTTGTTATACGTCCATCTGATGTTTTTAAGTCTTCTATAGATGATTTAATAGCTGATGCAAACTGATATATAAATATAGATGTATCAATTGCTACTATTTTATCTTGAAGTTTAGAATAATGCAGTTCTTTAATACCAGAATTAGTATTATTTTCTAAAAATTTATGTAATCCTTGAATACCCATTTATTATTATTATATTTTTTTATATTTATATATAAATATAAAAAAATCAATATTTTTGCATTCAATAATAAAATAATATTTATAGTCCATTGCAATTAATTAATAAAATTAATTAATTTTTTTCTTAGACATTAGCGATTTGTCCAAGTGTCAGGCAAATGGTATACCTAACATATTTAAATTATATCACATCGGCAAATAATGTGACTTCCCATTATGATAATTAATTAAATAGAATTAATTAAATTATCATTTTCTTAGACTAGCGACTTATCTAAGGTGTCATGTAAATGGTATACCTAACATATTTAAATTATATCACATCGGCAAATAATGTGACTTCCCATTATCATTTTCTTAGCTTAGACATTAGCGACTTGTCCAAGTGTCAGGCAAATGGTATACCTAACATTAATTAATTATATCACATCGGCAAATAATGTGACTTCCCATTATGATAATTAATTAACATAGATTAATTAAATTATCATTTTCTTAGACATTAGCGACTTGTCCAAGTGTCAGGCAAATGGTATACCTAACATATTTAAATTATATCACATTGGCAAATAATGTGACTTTCCATAATGACTAATTTAATTAAATAGAATTAATTAAATTATCATTTTCTTAGACATTAGCGACTTGTCCAAGTGTCAGGCAAATGGTATACCTAACATTAATTAATTATATCACATCGGCAAATAATGTGACTTTCCATAATGACTAATTTAATTAAATTGAATTAATTAAATTATCATTTTCTTAGACATTAGCGACTTGTCCAAGTGTTAAGTAAATGGTATATCTAACATATTTAAATTATATCACATCGGCAAACAATGTCACTTTCCATAATGATTAATTTTCTTAGACATTAGCGACTTGTCCAAGTGTCAGGCAAATGGTATACCTAACAATATAACAATTATTCATATATAAAATTACTGACATAGTTTATTTACAGGTTATTTACAGGTTATTTACAGCACATGTTCCATGATAAACATCACCTCCACGATAATGTTCGGTTATATCATTGGGATGATACATTACCAAACACGACCAACAAAAATGAGTACCGCAAGGACAGGTAATATGTTGACATCCATCATTTTTTTGAACATCAACTCGGCAGTTCGGGCATTTCTTTGTATTTTGATCGATCCACTGTTGTGATGATTCGTCTATTTTAGTACATTCTCCAAAATGTGAGTTTGACCCACACAATAAACATAATTCTGCAATTGTACATTTTGCACATATAATATCTTTTGGCATATATTCATTATCATATTTCAAGACAATATCTTTATAACAACATTCTGGGCGGTAACATTCAAGTACTCGATATTTAAGATCATTTTTGTTAAATCCTAATTCAATTAATTCATATATTTTTTTTAATACTAGCTGATGATATTTGATATAATATATTCCAATACTTGCAAAAATTCCAATATCAAAGTTATGGTATATTTTTTTAATACTCGATACTAAGATTGGTTTATTTTTTAAAACATGAACAATTTTTGTACTATGAGATGGTAAAATGCCATCCATATATTTTGCACTTGTATCTTTACATCCACCATGTCTCAAATGAAGATTCAAGTAAAATATAGTTTTATAAGTACATTTTTGTATATATCCTCCATAAGTTTTACTAGATATACTATCGTACTCACAGACCAAATGTTCTAGTGATGCATTTTCAATTGCTACTTTTAGTATATCAAATATTTCTTTTTTTGTCTCGCAACCAAAGATTAGGCCACAATCAACCTTTCCAGCAGAATCTACTGATTTTGATGTACGTAGAATATTCTGCGAAGAGTAATCTATTTCACTACCATCATAATTTAGTCGTGTTTTTTTAGAAATTGTTGAATCTTCGTGAACTTGTTTTTTCAAAATAACTGATAACTTGTCTGTACGCATAAAAGGTGCATTATAATATCTAATATCTAATATAAGTTTACGTCTTTCTCTAATCTCGTCAGTAAGAAATTCATCTTCATCTGTACGTATATGTGCTTGTATAAAGTTAAGAAGTTTATTATATTTAGATATGTTCATTTCAATAAAATTGTAGTTTTGTCTTTTACTAACTTTACTCATTTTTTCTTCTTTGTGTGATTTAGTGCGTTCATTAATCGCACAAGATATGTTTGAAAATTGAGATAATATGCTAAGTATCTTCTTTGTATTAAGTACATTTTCTGAAAACTTGAATATTAATGGTATTTCTACCATAATTACATGAGGTATTATTTCAATTTTATATGTTGATGTTTCAATATCAATATTTGTTAATGTTGGTGCACTTGAACTTAAAATATAATCTAGATCAACATCAAAACATTTTTGTAGGATTTGATCATGAGTTTTATTTCCTAAAATAGGATTTTCATTTTTTAAATAAGTTGAATATATTTTAAGAAGTTTCTCGCCAAATAACTGGCCGTCATCTGGTAAGCCTAGTACTAGCGGAACCGCAAGAGGTTGGTTTGTAGTGATAGTTGCAAAAGTTTCTGCTGATTGAATCATTGTGATTATCAAGTATCATATTATACTATATTATATATTATAGCATCACAGTCTCAAATAATCATGTTATTAAGTGATTAAGATTTCAATTTTTTTTTTCTCTTCATCTGTTAAATCTTTATTTTCAAGTATTGATATATAAGATTTTTTATTTAACTTGTTACTATAAATTAAGATTGTATTAAAATCTATATTTTCAATCCATCCTATATTGTCCCAAATATTTGTATTTATAAATAATTTAATGAAACTTTCATTCATTATTTTTTGCATTTTGTAATTTTTAGCAATTAATGACCAATTAATTTTATTTATATTTTTAATAAGAAATTTTAATTCCATAAATTGATTTTCTGAAATTAAATCCCATTCTAATTTATTTTCATATTTATTAATAAAATCTTCACTTAAATTTTGATATTCTTGTAATAAATCCCAATTAACATTATTTATATTTACTATTTCAATATATTTTTCAATTTGCTCATTTGTTAAATGTTGATTTATTAAGAGATCATTGACACTATCTGATTCAAAAATTTCATTTTCAATTAATTCATCTATAATTTTTTTACTTAATAAATTTCCATATATTATTAAATACTTTTTATTAAATAAAGAAAAATTATCTAACACAAATTTCTCTACTTTAATATCAGAAAATAACATTACAGATAAAATATCTGACCAATAATCTTCATTATCATAATTTGATTTTAACATATTTTGTATAAATAAATTTGAGTAAGATTCATTAGATTGAAGAAAATTAATAAATGTTTGAATATTTGAATTATTCATAATAATAATAATATTAAATATAATTTTAAGTATAATTACTATTCAAAAGTAAATGGTTTAATAATTATTTTTGTTTTATTTTGTTCAGATGTTTTTAAACTTGAATCTGATTCTAAATAATTATTTTTTGATTCAGAATAATTATTTTTTGATTCAGAATAATTATTTTTTGATTCAGAATCATTTCCAACATATTTCAAAAAATTTTTTTCATGATTTGATAGTTTAATACCTGAATCTTTAGGAGTAAAATCATCTGAAAAATATGGTGTATATTTAGTTGGTAAAGGGATAGGATCAACTTTAGGTGTAATATTATTTAAATAATTTTCGACTAATTGGATAGTTTGATTATCTAATGAATTAAAGTTGATGTATATGCCAGTATTATCTTTTGTATAAGAATTAGATGAACTATTATAAATTATTCTGAAAATTTCTTTAAAATGTTTTTTTGATTTTAGATTTTCAACACGATCAGCTAATTTTTTTTTATATACAAGTGAAAAAGATTTAGTAGCAACTGGAGATAATTCTTCTTGATTAGAAATTGTATCTGTAGGGTTTAATATAACAAATGATTGTAAATTTTCACTATTCATTATTAATATAAATTAATAACTAAAATATTTGATTTTTAACTCAATTTTATATCTTATTAATTTATAATAACAATGAATAGTGATGAAATTAAAAAACTTTTAAAGAAAGATTTTTCATATCCAAATATAAATGAAGATGACTTTCAGAATAAAATATATCAAAAAAGAGAATTTTATTATCATAAAATCCCGCCAGCTGAAAAAATTACATCATACCCTCAACTAAAAAAAATAAGAGATGAAACTTGTTCAACAAATATTAATTTACAGTCACATCAGAGTTTACTAGCAAATTTTATAAATCCACAGACACCATATAAAGGTTTATTATTATTTCATGGTTTAGGTTCAGGTAAAACAATTGCAGCAGTATCAATTGCAGAAAATTTTAAAGATTTAGCAGTTAAATATGGCACTAAAATATATATTTTAGTACCAGGACCTTTACTTAAAGAATCTTGGAAAGATGAAATTATTAAAGGAACAAAAGAAACATATTTAAAAGATTTTTCTCAAACAATGGGTTACATTGATAAATACGAAAAAGATAGAGCATTAAAACAAGCAAAAAGTTTAGCAATGCAGTACTATAGAATTATGTCATATAGAGGATTTGCTAAAAAAGCATTAGGACTTAAAATTACTGAACATATTAAAGGAGATGGTGATATACAAAAAATTTACAGAAAAAATGAAGAGGGGGAATATGAAAGAGATATAGCAGTTGATAAAATTGAAAGTTTAGATAATACATTATTAATAATAGATGAGGCGCACCATTTAACTGGAAATGATTGGGGTTTAGCAGTGAATAAAATAATAAAGAATTCAAAAAATTTACGTGTAATTTTATTAAGTGCTACTCCTATGAAAAATTTAGCAGATGATATTATTGAACTTATTAATTATTTAAGACCTCAAGAAGACCCAATAGACAGGGAATTAGTATATACAAGTCAAAGAAATCATTTAATGGAATTTAAGCCAGGAGGGAGAGAGTATTTTTCAAAAATGATCCAAGGTTATATTTCTTATTATAGAGGTGCAAATCCATATGTGTATGCAATTCAAAAAGATCAAGGTGAAATTCCACCTGGAATTTTATTTACTCCACTAGTAAGATGCCCAATGAATGAATTTCAATTATCAGTTTATAAAGATGTTATTGAAAATTCAGATGATACACTAGATAGACGTTCTGCAGCTGTATCTAATTTTGTTTTTCCATCATATTCAATAGAATCAAAGACAGTAGTAGGTGTATTTGGTCGTGAAGGTTTAAATTCTATAAAAAATATTTTAAAAACAAATAAAGAAAAATTATTATCATCAATATCAAAAAAATTTAATATGGAAAAATATGATAATAATGAAATTATTATAGATTATGATAAAACAAAAACATTAGGAGGCAAAATATTTTCACAACCATTTTTAAAATTATTTTCATCCAAATTTGATCATTGTTTAACAAATTTACTTAATTTAGTTGATAATCTAGATGAACAACCAAGTAATTTAAAGGTAGAATCTGCAAATGGTGCTGGTACTGCTTTTATTTATTCAAATTTAGTTAAAGTTGGTATTGAAATATTTGAACAAGTTTTATTAGCAAATGGTTTTCTTGAGTATAGAGAAGATGGTTTATATAATATTACAAATGAAACAAGAGATTATTTAACAGGAATGTATTATTCTGATTATAAAGAAGTATTTCCAAGTAATAAATTTTATCCATCAACTTATATAACAGTTACAGGAGGATCAGAAGATGGTGCAGAACAAATACCAGAAGAAAAGAAAAAAGTTTTAGATAATGTTTTTTCATCTTTAGATAATATACAAGGAAAATATATAAAATTTGTTTTAGGATCAAGAGTTATGACAGAAGGAATTACAATAAAACAAATTAAAGAAATTCATATTTTAGATACAGCTTATCATTTAGGACAATTAATGCAAGTAATAGGACGTGGTATTAGATTTTGTGTACATAATAGTATAGCAACAGAAGAAAACCCATATCCAGAAGTAAAAGTATATAGATATGTAGTATCTATACCAAATCAACCTAATGAATTATCATCTGAAGAAATATTATATCAAAAAGCAGAAAAAAAATATTTACTAGTTAAAGAAACAGAAAGATTAATGAAAGAATCAGCTATTGATTGTGCACTTAATTATAATGGAAATGTATTTCCATTAGAGATAGAAAAATATGATAAATGTGTTAGTCCATTAGAATATAAAAATTTATCAGAAGATGATAAAAAAAAGTTTATTCAATGCCCATTAACATGTGATTTTAAAGAGTGTATATATGAATGTTATGATAAAAAATTAAATTTAAAGTATTATGATAGAACTTCAAAATTTTATAAGAAATTAACTAGAGATAAGATAGATTTTTCAACATTTACAAATAAATTAGCTAGGAATGAAATAGAATATTGTAAAGAAAAGATTAAAGAAATATATAGATATAGATATGTATATATTATTGATGAAATATTAGAGACTGTTAAAAATTCATTTACAGGTGAAAAATTAGAATTATTTGAAGAATTTTTTGTTTATCAAGCTTTAGATGAACTTATACCTATAACAGAAAATGATTTAAATAATTTTCATGATAATATTTATGATAAATTTAGTGTTCCTGGATATTTAATTTATAGATCAAAATATTATATTTTCCAACCATTTAATCAAAATGAAGATGTTCCTATGTTTTATAGAAATAATTATCATAGTGATTTAGTAAATCAATTATCTTTATATCAATTTTTTAAAAATACATTAGACATAGATTTACTTACATCTTTAGGAGTTGATCATGATACAATTAATTATGTAAAACAAAAAAATGAGTATAATTTTACAGATGTATTTGAATATTATGATAAAAAGAATGAAGCTGAATATGTTGGTATAATAGATAAACCAGTAGCAAGAAAAAAAACAGTATCACAAGACTTGGAAGATGTATTTAAAATTAGACATTCAAGAGCAAAAATTCTTGATAAAAAAAGAGGAACAGGGATTCCTTCTTTAAAAGGTGCAGTATGTTTTTCATCTAAAGATAAAAAATTTTTAGTCAAAATTGCAAAAAAAATTGGATTAATTGATATTCCAACAGATACAAGAATTAATATTTGTGAAGCTATTAGATTACGATTATTATATTTAGAAAAATATTCAACAGAAAAAGATGATAATAAGAAAACATGGATGATAATACCATCAAATCATTCAAAATATCCATTTCCATTTAATTTAGAAGATAGAATAGATTATATAAAAAACACACTTCAAGAAAAAATACCAACAGCAATTACAGTTGAAAAAATAGAAAAGAAAAATGGTATTTTTGAAGATGTTCGTGATGACAAATTTATAAAATATGAATTAAAAATTAAATTTAAACCAGAATGGGAAATATATAAAGATATATTTATTAAATTAGGTTTTATTTTAGAAAATAATATTTGGACAAAAACAGTTGAATAAAAATTGATTTTTATTTTATTTAATATAAAGATATAATATATTGTTATATTAAATATGTCAGAAGAACTAATTAATCCTTTTGTTATTAAAAAATTAACAACTAAAATAGAACTATATCCACATCAAATGAATGCTGATTTATATTTAAATTTAAAAAAAAATTTAAAAAATACATTAGAAGGAAAATGTAATAAATATGGTTTTGTGAATAAAATAATAAGAATAGAAGATTATTCAGATAATATAATTAATCCAGAAAATTTTTCTGGAAATGCAGTATATAATATTATATATATAGCAAATATTTGTATACCATTAGTAAAAACGATTATTATTGTTAAAGTTGAAAATTTTAATAAACATTTAATTCTTGGAAAAAATGGTCCAATTAATGCAATTATAAAAGTTTCTGATATAAATACAAATATTTTTAATACAAGACCTAATGGATCTATTTGGATAGAATCTTTAAATAAACCTTTAGAAAAAGGTGATTATTTAAAAGTTATGATTGATGGTAAAAAATTTAGTCCTGGAGATGATAAAATTGGAGTAATAGGTACAGTTTTAGGTATTGCAAATGATGCAGAAATAAAAGATTTTTATAGTTCTGAAGTATTAGAAGTTTCAGATGAGAGTAATTATGATAGAATACAAATAGAATTTAATGAGGATAATGATTATTTAGAAAATTTAGAACAAAATAAATCTAATATTGAAATCAAGACAAATGTCTCTGAAATTTAATCTTATTTAATATAAATGAAGTATATATTATTTTTAATATTAATTTTTTTTATAATATTATATTTGTATAATTACAAGTATTACAAGTATGAATATTTTAATAATACAAATAAGATTATATTTTTAACAAAAGAAATGACATTAGAAATTATATTATCTGATAATGATGATTATTTTTCAAGATTTAATAAATTAGATTTATTAGCAAGAAATGTAGTAACAGTTAAAGATTATAAAGAAAAAATAACTAAAGCTCCATGTGATTTTACAGATGAACAAAGGGAAATAATAACAGAATGTATTGAAAATATAAATAATGAATTAATACCAGAAATAAATGAGTCTTGGATTAATATATCAAAATTACTTGAGATTCCTTGGAAAATAGGAGTTATTAAAACAAATGTATATGAGGAAGGATTGCCACATACTAGGGATGATACAATAATATTGCCAAGTAATAAGATTAATTTATCAAAAGAATTTATGGATACATTATTACATGAAAAATTACATATATATCAAAAAACATATCCAGATGATTTTAGTATATATTTAGATAAAAATAAATATATTAAATATAAAAAATATATTGATACAGATATTAGATACAGATCAAATCCAGATACTGATGAATGGATATATAAAAAAAATGGAATAATGTATGTATCAGAATATATTAATAATAATCCGAATACAATATTAGATGTAAGATATAATCCAATAAATAGTTGTTTATATGAACATCCAAGAGAAAAATCTGTATATGATTTATTAAATAAAATAAAAAAAAATACTTAAAAAAAAAATAATACAAATTATTAGTTTTAAAAAATAATGTTTGAAGTTAAAAAAAATTTTTGTTTAAATTGTGGTAAGAAATATCATTCAATATCATTATGTACACAACCAATTACATCATTTGGTGTGATTAATTTAAAATTAACAGATGAGTTTGAAAAATACAATAGTATTTTTAAAAATAAATATATTATTAAAGATTATAATCCAGATGTTAATAAAATTAATATGTATTGGTTTAATAATAAAAATATAGATAAAGATTGTGATGAGTTAGTAAAAAAATTAAAAAATTCAGTATTTTTTTTAATGATTTCAAGAAAAAATTCTCTTGGATATATTGAGTTTATTAGGGGTAGATATGAAGTAGAAGATATTAATACAATAAAACATTTAATGGATCAAATGACAGAATTAGAAATAGTAAATATTTTAGAAAAAGAATTTGATGAGTTATGGTGTAATTTATGGAAAAAAACGGCAAGAAATAAAAATTATGATAAAGAGTATGAACTATCATTGGAAAAGTTTAATTTGATAAAAGAAAAATATTTAGAAGTGCTTCTGACATTTAGACCAAAATATCCTATTCCAGAATGGGGATTTCCAAAGGGTAGAAGAAATATATTAGAAAAAGACATAGAATGTGCAATTCGTGAATGTAGTGAGGAGACATCATTAGATGTTTCAGAAATAGGAGTATTAAATAGAGTATATCCAGTAATAGAACAATTAAAGGGGACAAATAATGTTGAATATAAACATATATATTATTTATCAATTGTAGAGAGTTCTAGAAATTTAAATTTAATAACAACACCAGAACAGTTTATAGAAGTAGAAAATGTAGGTTGGTTTAAATATGATCGAGTTATAAATTTAATAAGACCGTATCATACTGAGAAAAAAAAAATAGTAGATGATATAATTAAATTTATAGCATATAATATTATGTGGTTAGAATCTAAAAAATAGTATATAAAAGATTTTCTATACTTTAATTATAATGAAAAAAGTTATAATATTCATTATAATTATGATAATTGTATATTATGCAATGTTTGAGATGAATGAAAAAAAGATAAAATATATTACAATGGGATTTTATTCAATGTCATTATTGTCATCATTATCGCATTTATTTATAAATATTTAAATTTTTTTATAATATTAATATAATGGAAGAAAATCAAAATTTATTTAGATATATAAAGAGTCAAAAATGGGATGAATTTGAAAAAAGTTTAAATAGTACAATTGATTTAAATATAAAAGATGAAAATTCAAACTATTTAATTCAATATATTATTTTATATAACAATATAAAAATTTTAAAAAAAATATTGGATTATAATATTGAATTAGATTGGTTAGATAATGAAGGTAGATCAATTTTATATTTACCGATAAAATATGGATATATAAATATAATAAAAATATTATTGGAATATGATAATAATAAAATAGGAGTATCAATATTAAATATAAAGGATGCATATAATAATTTCCCATTACATTATGCATTATTTTTTAAAAATTTAGAAATATTTAATATGCTTGGAGAAAAAGCAAATTATTATATTTTTGATAAAAATAAAAATTCAGTATTACATATTATAACAAGAAATAAAATTTTTGATTTTATTAAAAACCCAATTAAATATGATTTAAATATTAATTTAACAAATTTAAATAATGAAACTGCATTACATATAGCATGTACATATGATTTAAATAATTTTATAGAATTATTTATAAGTTTAAATTGTGATTTAAATATTAGAGAAAAATCTGGTGGTTTAACAGAAATTATGTTATGTATTTTGAATAGAAATAATCTTGGTTTTGATTTAATTAGTAAAAGAAAAAATGAAATAAATTTTAATATTCAAGATTTTGAAGGTAATACTTGTTTACATTTAGCAATAATTGATAATAATTATGAAATTATTAATAAACTTATAATATTGGATGTTTCATTAAATTTAAATATATGTAATTTAGATGGTAATACACCATTACATATAATTTTATATAAAATATTTTATGATAATGTAAATCAATCAAATTATAATCTTGAGTATTTTTTAATAAATACAAATTTAAATATTCAAAATAATGATGGTCAAACAATATGGCATTATTTAATAACTACTAAATTATTTAAGTCTTATGTTAATATTTTATCAGGGAAAAAAAATAATTTATTTATTTTTGATAAAAAGAATAAAACACCATATGATATATTGGTAAATAAAAATAAATCAGAAGATCTTGAACAAGTATTACAAATAATAAGTGAAAGTTATTTAAATTTATTAAAAAAAAATGATTCAGATGTATGGTCAATTAATTGGGAAAAAATATGTTCAAAACCAGATTCAAATAAGAATAAATGTTTAAGTTTGATAAAATCATATATAACTGAAAATATGATATCAATACCATTAAAAAAAAAATATTATTGTATAGAAATAAAAAATCCAAAGTATAATAAAATTACTACTTTTACAGGTATTACATTAGATATATTAACATGTTATATTGTTTTACAAAAAAATAATCAAAATTTATTAACATCAATAACTATTGATTTTATAAAAAATCAAAATGTAGAAGCTCTTTATAAAAAAATAGGTATTGTAAAAGAATTGAGTGGTGATTATTTAAATTTTGAGCTATTTTGGATTTTTCATAAAGATATATGGCCTACAAATATAGAAAATACTATTAATACATTTATTAAAAGTGATAAAATAATTTTCGCGATACCAATCGGTATTGATTTAGAAAATGGATCTCATGCAAATATTATTATTATTGATAAACAATTTAAAACAATTGAAAGATTTGAACCAAATGGTGGAAATGAACCAATAAATTTTAATTATAATAAAAATTTATTAGATTTTAAGATTAAGACATATTTAGAAAGTTTTTTTCCAAATTATGAATATCTTGAACCAGAAAATTTTCTTCCAGTAATTGGATTTCAAACATTAGAAATGTTAGAAAATAAAAAAATGAAAAAAATTGGAGATCCTGGTGGTTTTTGTGTTGGTTGGTGTTTATGGTATTTGGAACAAAGAATTAAATATATGGTACATCCAAAAGTTTTATCATACAAATTAATTATTAAAATTAAATCAAAAAATATATCTTTTAAAAATTTAATTAGATCTTATGTAAATGAATTATTAGAAGACTGTCGTGATTCTATTTTAAAAGAATTAAATATAGATATTAATGATATTATTAATGAAAATATTGATGAATTTAAAAATAAAGAATTACAAAAATTATTAACTGCTGAAATTGCTAGGCTCTAATTGAATATTTGGTGGTTTAGGAAAATATAAAAATTTTATTAATAAAAAAACAATAAATATAAAAATTATAATGTAAAAAATATCTTTATATGATGTTTTTGATTCAATATTATATTGAGTATCATAATACTTGATTGTTTTTTCTAAATTTATATTTAAATCATTATTTCTTTTTCTAACTTGATTATGAAGGTTATTTACCCATTTTAAAACATTTTTTTTTGTAGAAAAATCAATATTCATTATATCTGTTTTTTTAATATAATCAGAAAAATGATATCTACATTTTTCACATGGTAAAAGAGAAGATAATGCAATAAAAAAATGTTTTATTTCATTTTGTAAGATATATGGAATATTATCAGGTAATGCTATTGCAATTGATTCAATAAAAAACCATGCATGGGGTCCCCATATTTTAGAATTTAAATTTATCATTTTAATAATTAGACAGAAAATTATTATATTCTAATTTCACTTATTTTATAATTAAAATCATATAGATATTTAACAATGTCATCATTATATATTTCATTTTCTAACATATAATCAGAAATATCTGATGAAAATTTAATATTATTTCCTAAAACATATAAATCATTTATATTCAAATAAATATCATTTAATTCTTTTATTTTAAAAATATTTATATTTATATTTACTTCAAATATATTTATTTTAGTTGTATATCTAACTATTAATAATTTACATATTGGATTATTTTGATTCATATATGTAAAATATTCATCTATTGTTTGATAAATATCTAATTTATAGTTAAAAATAGTCATATTAGATATGTGTATATTATTTATTTGAATTATTATATCATTTTTTTTAAGTAAGTTTGAATAATTTGATGTTAAAATAGGATATGTTTTTTTTCTAATAATAGGAATTTTAATTATATCTTTATTAGAAAAATTATATTTATCAATTGATAATTTAATAAAACTATCAGTATATTCTAAATATTCAAGTGGTATTATTCTTCCATAATTACCATAATCATTTGATGTTAATCCTAAAATTTCCAAATTAAAATTTCCCAAATATTCATTTACTCTATATATTAAAGATCCTGAATAAGAATCATTTTTTTCACATAAATAATATATTTGTGCTGGCATTTTATCATGTATCATATTTATTTTTTCTTTTTTAATAATATTTATATTAGTATTAATACTTCCATATATTTTATAATCAGTATTTAAAAAGGGATTAGAAGAAATCATAATTTTATTAATTTTTAGAAAACTAATAAAATTTGATTCATATGAATTAATCATTTTAAAACTAACATAATCCCATTGTTTTGAAATTTTATATATTTTTAACTTATTTGAATATTCCCAACAGATTTCATTATTTTCAAATTTACTTATCTCTTTACATGTTAAAAAATCTGCATTAATTATTCCTGGAATATAATTAGTAAAAATACAATCACCAAACTTTGTATTTAAACATAAACAACCCATATATACAATATCTTCTTTAAATATCTCTTTATTAAAATCTGGCTTTATAATTTTTAATCGTATTATACCTGAAATTTTTTTTAGTTTATTTGCTATCATATATTATATAATTTTATTAATTATAATACATTAAAAAAACAATTTTTTAATCATTTTTAATCATTTTTAATCTATATTTTTTAATATGTACAATTTTTAAAGAATTATCTATATATGAATTCATAGATTTTTTTAAATTATTTAATTCTTCTAATTCTTTAGATTCTTTTAATTTTATACTATACTGATATTTTCCTGTTAATTTTAAAATATCTAATTCTGAATCTTTAAAATGATCTAAATTTAATTTTAATAATTTTTTAGGGATAATATCATCTAAAATATTTTTATTAATAATAGTTAGTCCAAGTGGTCCCATATCACTTTTTAATACATAAAAGCATAATATTTCATCTTCTGATGAATAACCTTTTGGTAAGTAAATAAGAGATATTTTAGGAAATTCTATATCAGTTTCAGAAATTATATTAATTAATTTATTATTTTTAGATATTGATAAATTAAAAAGATAAGATTCTAGAAAACATTTAATTATATTTTCAGAATTTGTTCCAGTAAAAACAGGATAAAAATTTTGAAAACTATTAATTTTATCTTTTTGTTTTTTAACAATTTTTTGAAACTTTTCATACAATCTTAATGCATTTTTTATAGTATTTACATCTAAAGCCATATTTGTACAATAACTTTCAATCATTACTTGTTTTTCTTTTTGTTTTATTTTATATTTATCATTATATTTTTGATGTCTTTTATCACTATTATATTTATTATTATAAAATTCAACAAATAATTTTAACACAGAACCATCAATATTAGATTCTTTTAAAACGTCTTCTTCTATAAATATTCTATTTCCATATTTTTTCTTAATTCCAGTAAATTTATCAAATTGTGTATCTATAATTTTTTTACTATACTCTTTTTTATTAGTTTGATTTGTATCCTCTGTTTTTTCTATAAAAAAATTCATTATTCTTAAATATGAAAATAACTCTGATATATCATCTTTCCATATATTTATAAAATTATCATAATCATTAAATTTTAAATTTAATTTTTGTTTCGGAACAAATATTTTATATGAATTAATTGAATAAAGTAGTGCAAGTATTTTAATAATATCATCTGTACACTTATAAGATGAACTTACACAAATTGTTTTAAAAATTTTAACAATATCATCTTCACTGAACATTTTTTGTAAAAAACTAATACTATCTGCTTCTTTATTTAATATATCACTAATAATTTTATAGTATGTAAATTTTTTTAAATGCATAAATTCTGTTGTTACATTTTTAATAATTTTATCAAAATATACATATTTGATATTCTGTAATTTATTAATACAATTAATTATTTTATCTGAAATATAAGAATTACTAACTTTATTATTTTTAGTATTGTATAATATTTTTCCTGTTACTACTTCTCTTTTTAAATTTTCTTCATCTGGATGAATTATATAAAATTCTCCATATTTATCAAGTATATCTCTTAAATTATAACCATCATTATATGGTGGATTTAAAATATTTAAATATGTATTATAAGGATTTATATAATTATTACATATAATAGAATAATCTTGTTTATCCTTAAACTCCTCAAAATCAATATTAATCCAATACTGTTTTTCATATATTTTTCTAATTTTTGGATTTAGTTCTTGTGATATAAAATCCAAAAAACTCATTTTGTTTTTCTTTATAGAAAATAGATAATTACTTGGATGAAATTCTGGATTATATAATTCAATATTATCTTCTGATTCAAAACCATGCAATATTTTAAATAAATCAAATGTAATATCTGTTGTAACAATTCCATATCTTGGTTTAATATGTGCTCTTGCATTTTTTGCATAACCATAATATACTGTGCCTGATGCAACACGTCCTACACGTCCTCTTCTTTGTAATCTAGATGCTTCTGGAATTTTATCAATAGTTATATTTTTATCTTCTATTTCTTCATCAAATTTAACTGATACAAAATAACCAGTATCAATAACATATCTTAAAGTAGGAATAGTTACAGATGCTTCAACAACATTAGTTGCAATTATAACAGCCATTGAGTAAGTATTAGGTTGAATTTTTTTAAAACCACTGTCACCATTTTCAATAATATCTAATATATCTGATTTTTCATATATAATATTTGGTAAATTAATATTTATTTTTTCTATTTTTTCAAACCAATTACCAGGTTTATTTTTAAGTTTTGCAAATAATGGTAATGCAATAACATAACTTGGTGAATTCATATTTAAATATTTAACCAAACGCAAAATGTTATTTTCAGTTGTTGTAAAAAATAATACATCTCCAGTAAGATTTTTTTTCATAATTTGATCTAAAATAAGTAAACCAGCATTTTCAGCTTCTTCATAACTGTTTGTATCATTTTCTAAATAAATATCTTTAACAACATATTTCGTTGTTTGACCAGGCGGAGATATATGATATCTTCTATCAACAACTATTTTATCTAAAATAATATCATTCATACCATAAAATTCAAAATTTATTTTTATACTAGATAATGGAAATCCATAATTATCATCTAATATTTTATAATATCTACGATAAATAAATTCATCATCATCCATTGTTGCAGATGTAATTACTAATTTAATCTGGTTATTTATATATACAACATTTCTCATAAATGTTAAAATTAAATCCATATTTACATTATGCATATGTGCTTCATCAATAATAACAATATCATATAAATTTTCATCTGTAATTTCCATTTTATCATTTTTACCAATTTTTTGTTTTTTTAAATATGGATTTTGAATTATTTCTTCAAAAAGTGTTCTATCTGTAACTTCTTTAATAAATGTTTTTGTACCTTTTACTAAATGCTTATCTTCTTGTGTAGAATATTGTAAATAAGATGAAAATGTATTATAATCACCTATTTTTAAAGGTACTCCTAAATTTGATGCTATAATAGATGCATTACTTTTTGTTGGAATAACTGTTGGTTGTGTTGAAATTACACGAGCTGAAAAATTTAAATTAATTGCGATTAATGCATAATATAATAATTTTGGTACTTCTGTTGATTTTCCCTGGCCAGTTGCTCCTGTCACTAAAAGTACACGATTATTTATAAAATGATTATAAAAATTTATTTGAGAAACCCAATTTATTGCAAATGAAAAAAACCATGGTTCATTATCTTCAAATGTAAATTGAAACCAATCTATTTTTTGTTTATTTCTATTATATATTTCTAAATTTTCATATTTATCACCTGTTAAATAATAATATGTTGATAAATATTTATCTTTCATACCTTTAAATTTATCTTTTAATTTTTTTTTTATATTTTTTTTTCTATCTGATTCTGAACTTCCTAATAATTTTTCATCTGTAATTTCAGGATCTATTTCAAATTTATTTAGTAGACCTGCTTGAATATATGTATGAAATACTAAATCTTTTAAATTAGTACGAAAATAATTAGAAATATTTGAATGTAAGAGATTTATTATATTTTTAGGTGTTTCACCATATGTTTTTTTAATTACATTTTGAATATTAAATTTATCATCTGTATTTAATATATTAATAAATAGTTCTTGAGATTTTAAATCAAGACATCGTGAATCTTCAATTTTTGTTCCAACTTTTTTATTTTTAAATGGTAATGAAATATGTTTTGCAAAATTATATAAATTTTTATATGTAATATAATATTTTTTATTATTATTATCAATCTCAGGGGGATTTGAGTCAGTAAATTTAGGTTCTGTCTTTAAAATAATTTTATTATTTACTTTTATTAAAATTTGTTTACCATACCATGTTAATTTAAAAGTTTCAATAGTATCAATTAAAAAATCATATATAACTTCAAATGAAATTTTTTTAAAATCATTTACTTTATTTAAATATTCTTGATAATACTCTTCACCTTTATTTATTTGTGTTAAATCAAGAAAAATATCTTCATCATCTAAATTATCTTTTTTATTTAATTTTGTATATAAATCTGTATAATTATATTCAAATTCTTTTGAAATTTCTTCATCACAATACTTTTGATCAAATTTTATAATTATACATTTTATAAATTCATTATATATTGTTTCATTTCCAATATATGCATCTGATAATAGTTTTATCCATTTACTTTCTGTTGATTTTCTTACTTCAATATCTATTGTGTCATAAATATTTTTTTCATATAAATTATTTATATCAATTAGTTCATTTATTAATTCAATAAACATTTTTGGTCTAGATTTATTTTCCATTTGTTTTTCATATAATAACCATTTTGTACCTGAATTATATATCTGATTAAATAAAAATATATATATCGTATTAAATACATCATCTGCAGTTATACCACCATATTGCCTTAGTCTAGATGATAAATCTAGATTCCAAAATCCAAATTTCTCTCTTTCATCACTAAATACATCTTTAAAATAATATTCTTTTGATTTTATATCATAATCAAAACTATTTTTATATTTATCAGATGATTTATAATCTGTTAATGTTATTGGTATTATATTTATCCAATTTATATATAATTTTGATAAAACTTTATCTATTGTTGATAAAACTATTTTAAATGACATTTCTAGATCATAATAATTATATTTATAATCATAATAATATTCTGAAGTTTGTTTAATAATACCATATTCATCTATTGATTTTTTATCAATAAGTGTTTTTAAATCATAATATCTTGAAAATTGATAATTACAAATAGAATAATTATTTTTATATTTATCAACATTTGATTTTTTCATACATGTTATATCTTCTAATTTAGTAATTTTTTTATATAATTTAAAATCATCTTTATCATCTATATATGGTAATAATAAATACATTATTGAAATAATATCTCTATTAGAATTTTGACTTATTTGACCAAAAAATTTATCTATATTTTCTTTTGTAAAATTATATTTACATGCAATTGTGTCTATTAATAATATTGTAAATCTAGAAATTTGATCTAAATCATTTGGTATTAATTTAATAAAAATATTACTAATTACATTTTTAATATGAAATTGCATTAAACGAGTTAATAAATGAACTTTTATGTTTGGCATTTAATATAAGGTAATATAATTAAACTATTCAAAATATTTTATCTAAATTTATTTTAATATGAAACATATTGAAATAAATATTTTACAATTTTTAGCATTACTTATTTTTATATTTTTATTTACTTACTGTTGGTTACCAAAAATTAATATTCAAAAAACTACTGAATATAGAAAATTAGCATTAAAATATATAAAATTATTAGATGAAAGAAATAATTGGCAAAATTTATATATGCAAGTAATTAATAAAAATAAAAATAATTATGATTATAATTTATCTGATAATAATTTTAATCTAATTGATTCTGCTATTGGTAACAAAAATTCTGCACATTCTAATCCAATTACTCCTAGAAATATTGATAGTAATGATAATCATATTGTTAATAAATTTTTTAATTAATTTCTCTTCTTTCTTCCCTTTTTTGTTTTTTCTTCAGTAGAACTAACTTCTACATCTACATCTTCAACTGATTCAGCTTGAACTTCAGATACAGAAACTACTGGTTCAGATACAACAACTGGTTCAGATACAACAACTGGTTCAGAAACAACTACTGGTTCAGAAACAACTACTGGTTCAGAAACAACTACTGGTTCAGAAACAACTACTGGTTCAGAAACAACAACTGGTTCAGATACAACAACTGGTTCAGATACAACAACTGGTTCAGATACAACAACTGGTTCAGATACAACAACTGGTTCAGAAACAACTACTGGTTCAGAAACAACTACTGGTTCAGAAACAACTACTGGTTCAGAAACAACTACTGGTTCAGATACAACAACTGGTTCAGAAACAACAACTGGTTCAGAAACAACTACTGGTTCAGAAACAACTACTGGTTCAGAAACAACTACTGGTTCAGGAATAGTATTTTTTTGTAAACTTCTAATTGCGTATAAACGTTGCATTATATAACTTAATAGTATAAAATTATTTTTAAATATATAATAATAAATTAATAAGTAAATGTTTTTATATATTACTAATCAATTAAAAATTGAATATTTAATTGATTATTATAATTTTAATGTTTAAAACTATAACTATAAAATATGAAGAAACTAATATTTGATCCCGTCCATAATTATATTGAAGTTGATAGAGAATTATTAGCTATAATTGATACTACTGAATTTCAAAGATTACGTTATATTAAACAATTAGGAGTTGCATATCATGTATTTATTGGTGCATCACATAATAGATTTGAACATTCAATTGGGGTTTCATATTTATGTGGTTTATTAATGAAAAATTTAAAGGAAAGACAGCCAGAATTATATATTACAGATAGAGATATTATACTAGTAAAAATTGCTGGATTATGTCATGATTTAGGTCATGCATGTTTTTCACATTTTTTTGATGATTATTTTTTAAAAACAAAATTAGCAGGAAGTGGACCTGAAAAAGAACAATGGATACATCATGAATATAGATCAGAAATTATCCTTAAACATATAATTAATAAATATAAATTATCTTATACAGAAGATGAAATTGATTTTATATGTGAATTAATTAATTCTAAAAAAAGACCAAAAAAATTACCAAAGGGAAGATTATATAGACCAGAATATTTATATGAGATAGTATCAAATGGTAAATCTGGTTTAGATTGTGATAAAATAGATTATTTATTACGAGATACAAAAAATATAGGTTTGAATTCATCATTTGAGTATAATAGATTATTTTCACAGGCTCGAGTAATTCAAGATACAATTTGTTATCCAGATAAAGAGGTTTTTAATATTTATGAATTATTTCATTCTCGATATAAAATGCATAAACAATTTTATCAACATCCAGTTATTAATCAATTAGATTTTATGATATTAGACATATTAAATGAAGTAGATGATGAATTTTCAATATCAAAAAATATTACAGATATAGATAAATTTATATCTTATACAGATAATTTATTAGATAGAATTCGTTATACTACAACAAATGTAAATGCTAAAAAAATATTAGAACAAATTGATAGAAGAGAATTATATGAGTATGTTGGAGAAATTATATTTGATGGTAAAAATGAAGAAATTAAACAACAAATTGAAGCATATAAACATATAATTACAAAATATCAGTTAGATTCTAATGTAATTATTACAAAATTTAATATTAATTTTAATCTTAAAAATAAAAATCCAGTAGATGAAATATATTTTTATAAAATGTCTGAACCACATACCAAATATAAAATTAAAAAGAAAATGGTCTCATTAATTTTACCATCAATCTTTGAAGAAACTATATATAGAATTATTATAAGAGATAATAAAATGATTAAAAATGACGAAGGTGAAGAAATTTTATGTAAAGAGTTATTTAAATTATCGGCATAAATATTTTATTTATTACAATATTCTAAAAATTGTGTAAATGTTTTTACATTACCAAGGCTAAAATATTCTAAATCTTTTTTAATTATATCAGGTGTATATTTTATAAAATCTTTATCTAATATACCAAAACGTAGATATAATCTTATTTTAGAATATTGAACTATCTCTGCTTGATCAGGATGTTCCCAAAATGTTTTTCTATAAGATCTATCAAATATGGTAAAACAAATAGGAATATGTGGAATATACATTTTCCATCCACGTGTATATAGTCTAGCAAATATATCCATTTCTTCTCCAAAAAATAAGAATGGTGTATAAGGATCATATGGTGCATCAATTATTATTTGTGATGAACTAAATGAAAAACATCCAGACCATCCTTTTGATTCTTTTGGTTCTAATAACATTTTTTCATATTGTGAATTATATCTAAAAAATCCATCATTTTGATCAATTGATTCAATATACATCTGTCCACGTAATGGATTTATTTCTATTTCTCCAGTATTAATATTAAAAGTAGATACATAATTAGTTAAACATGCTTTTTTATCATTAATTTTATTTAAACAATCAATACATTTTTCATCCCATCCCTCTACAAATCTAGTATGTGAATCTACTTGTAAATAATATTCTTCACCAGTCCATAGCTGTTGTATTAAAAATCTAGCCCAACATGGTCCTTTTGCTTCTGTATGAGATATTTTTATTTGTTTTATAGTTGCTTTTGTATTATTTAAAATTTTATCAATTACACAATTAGTATCTGATGATTCATTTTGTTGACATACTATTACTACTAAATTTTCAGGATTTTTAGCTTTTGTTATTACATCAAGTAAAGTAATCGAACATTGTGAATCTCTGTAAGATGCAATTGAAACTAAAATTTTCTTATTAGGTTTAATATCTATTGTGTCATATAAATTATATGATATATCAGAAAAGTATTTTGAAATTTTATTAAGAGTAATTAAATTAATATTTTTAACTAAATCTATTTTATCATTTGCTATTTCTTGTATATTTTTATCTTGGTTAAAAAATTCAGTAAGGTTATTATTTTTAATATAAAATATATAAAATATAATCAAAATTAAAATTATAAGTATAATATTTAAATTCATATTAATATAATATTAATAAAAAATTTAAATCCTAGTATATATTATCATATTAATGGATTATTTTATTTTTATATTAATAATTATTTTAATAGTTTATATTTATAATCTTTTTATTTCGAACAAAAAAAAACTTAATAAAGAAATTAGATACAAAGAACTTAGAAATAAACAAATTAAAAATAAAGAAATAAAAAATAAAGAACTTAGAACTCAAGAAATAAAAAATCAAGAAATAAAAAATCAAGAACTAATTATAAATCAAATAAATAAATTAAATAATTTATTAATTACATCAAATAGAGATAATATATTAAATCAAGAAAATATATTAAATCAAGAAAATATAGTAAATAAAAAAAATATATTTGATGAAAATAAAATATCAAATAAAGAATTATATTTAATAAGTGCTTATTCTAAAAATATAGGTGAAAATAGTTACAATGAACAACTTGATACAGTCCGAGAAAAATTATATTCAATTAATGAAAATGAAATTAAAAATGGTAATATAATAAAAACAAATTTTGTAGAATGTAATAATGATAAAAAATTATTTTATAATATTGCACCTTCTCCATCACCAACACCATATGGTTTTGATGAAATTATTGGGATTACAAATGCACCAATGTATGCACCAGTAGAAAGTATTGATAATGCATCACTTGATATATTTTTAATTAATCAAATAAATACAACTAAAAATGATTCTGTATCATATCTAGAAAATCCAATTATTACAACAAATAATAAAACTGCATATATTAATTCAAAATCACAATTAAAATTTAATCAAAAACCACAAAATATTGAATTTGTTACTGGAAATACATTTAGAGACTATTCTGATTTTTAATTTTATTTATTTTTTTCACTAATTTAATATAATTTTCTATATAATTTGATTTAAATTCTTCTGGATTTAAATAAAATATAATTACTGGAGATTGTAAAATAGGTGTTATATCTTTAAATTTTTTATTAATAAATAAAATATGACTATAACCAATAATATTTTTATTAATTTTTGAGTCTATAAAATTTTCTAATCCCTTTTTTCTTTTAATTTTTGAATTAGATTTTATTTTTTTTGATTCTCTTTTTAAATGCCATTCATATGATAATGCTGTATTTTTTGTATGTAATAAATCTGCAAGAACAATATATGGTTCCCATTTACCACCTCTAGTATACTTGGCACCACCCTTAATTTCACCATTATGTTGTCTAAATCTTCTGGTAATGTTAACAGTAGAACCTACATATGTTTTAGAAGAATTTATATTAAAAATAATATAATTATACCAAAAGCTCATATGTAATTTATTATATTATTATATATTATTATAACTTTATGTTAACGATATCATTAAGAGAAAGTATTATAATAGGAATTATTACTATTAGTTGTGGATTTATTATACATAAAATTATTTATAAATATGGAGTTGATGAAATAAAACAAACTAATATATTTTATAAGAATAGAAAAAATTTACTATTTTATATAATACTATTTATAATTGGAATATTAATTCATATATTTGTAAAATACGCTGAAATTAATGAATGGTACTGTGAAAAAAAATGTGTTAATAATGTTTGTGAAGTTTTATGTCATTTACCAATTAATGGATTTACTAAATTAATGATTACTAAATAGGTACTTTTATAAGAAATTTAATATATAAAAAAGTAATATTTTTCAACCACATAATTTAAATATATAATACTAATATTAACAAATGTCTAAAAATAATAAAAAAAGAGCAAATTCTATTTGTTCTGAAGATGATTTTTTTAATAAAAAAAAAATCAAAGATAATAATTCTGATGAAATAATAATTATAAATAAAGAAATTAAGTCTTTAGATGATTTAATAGAAATTGGTTCTAAATATGATCCAAATAAAAAATATAATGTTAATGTTGGAAAATTAAATAAAATAACTCCATTACTAATTAAATTAAAAAATATAATAGGCATGGAACAAGTTAAAAAGTCTATTATTGGACAAATTATTTATTTTTTACAAGATTTTCAAAATAAAAATGAAGATATGTTACATACAGTTATTCAAGGACCACCTGGTGTTGGTAAAACAATGTTAGGTCACATAATTGGTGAAATTTATTGGGAATTAGATATTATTCAAAGTCCAGATTATAATAATTATATAATTAATAATGATTGTTATGATGATGACGATGATGATGACGATGATGATGATTATTATGATGATGATGATAATCCTAAAAATTATAGTAAAAATTTTAGAAATATTATAAAAACAATTAAAAAAAAGTCAACAAGATCAAGAAGACCAACAAGATCAAATACAAAAAAAAGAGAATTTAAATTTAAAATAGCAAAACGTTCAGATTTAATTGGTAAATACTTGGGTCATACAGCAGCAAAAACTCAGGAAGTAATTAATGAGGCATTAGGAGGAGTATTATTTATAGATGAAGCATATTCATTAGGTAATGCAGAGGGAAGAGATTCATTTGCAAAAGAATGTATAGATACAATAAATCAAAATTTAACAGAAAAAAAAAATCAATTATTAGTAATTATTGCTGGTTATGAAGAAGCATTAGAAACATGTTTTTTCTCTTATAATGAAGGATTAAATAGAAGATTTCCATTTAGATATACAATAGAATCATATACTCCTGCAGAATTAGGTCAAATATTTATTAAAATGGTTGGAGAAATTAATAAACAACCTGGTTCTGAATGGACAATAGATATTAGTAATGAAAAATTAAATAGTTTTTTTAAAGATAATCATCAACTATTCCCTAATTTTGGAGGTGATGTTGAAACATTTTTATTAAGTGTTAAAATACAACATGGAATAAGAGTTTTTTGTTTACCAACTAATAATAAAAAAAAAATAGTTTTAGAAGATCTTTTAAATGCTCTAAAAATATATAGAGTAAATAAAGAAATAAAAGATAAAAATTTAGAGATAAAAAAATATTTACAAGAAACAATGTATATTTAAATATTTTTAATAAACTTGTAACATTCTATTCTTGTTCCAAAATTTTCATAAACATTTTGTAAGTTAGTATCTAAATCATCAATAAATATAATTTGAGAATATTGATTTAAATTTATATTTGATTTTATAAAATTACCTTTAGGAGTCATAGAAGAATAAATGACAGGAAATAAATTATAATCAAGACCTATTTGTGAAAAATTATTTTTTGTAAAAGTAATATTTTCTGGATTACCAGATCTTGCAGTTAAAAAACAAAGATTTGATTTAAAATTATTAATACGTAAAATAAGTCTTGAAAACCCATTTAAATCTGTATGTTTCGCATTTGTTTCTAATATTAATTTATTCCAATATAGATTAGTATAATATGATGCTAAAAATGAATTATTAGTAAACATTGTATTATATCTAAATATTTCATCATATTTATTTTTATTTAAATTTGGAAAATATAATAATGTATCATCAATATCACAAATAATAAGAGAATTTGGAGAGTAAAGAAAAACATTATCAAAAGTATTTATTTCTTTAAACATAATATAAATAATTAAATATAATTATTTATTTATATTAAACTTCATTAACTTTTTTACTTATTTTTTTACTACTTTTTCTAGTTTTTTTAGGCATAGTTTCTTTAATTTTTTTCTCTAATGCTTTTTGTCTTTTTGCTTCTTCTTTTTTAAATTTTTCTTCTTCATCTGAATCCCAAAAATCACCTATATCTATTTTATCAGTAACTTTATTTTCATATGTATTTCCAGAAATAAAATCTAATAATTTTTTATCATTTGGATCATATATTGAAATATCTAATGATGGATTTGTTACATTATGTTTTTCTAGATTATGTAATAAATAATAAACATTTAATGGTTCTGTACGACCAATTCTTTGTGCACGACCAATAATTTGAGTTTCAAGCTCTATATTCATTTCATGATAAATAATAATATCAGAAGCCATTTGTAAATTTAATCCTGAACCATAATATTCAGCATTTAAAAGTAAAACATTAATTTCACCCTTATTAAATTTATCAATAGTATTATTTATAAGACCACATGATCCAAGCAATTTAGAAAATGTAATATTTTTTTGTTTGAGAAGTTTTGCAATTGAATCATTTGTATTTTCATAACATGAAAAAACTAAAAATTTACCTTTTGGTTTCTTTTCAATAATATTTAATAAATTTTGTTGTTTTGATAATAACTCTTTCTCTACTTTTTTTTCAACTGGTTTTTCATCTTTTTTTATAATTACATTTAAATCTGTTAATACAAATGGTGACCTACACATTGGACATAATCCATTAATCATTGTTAAACATGAAATACAAAATAAGTTACTACAACATTTCATTACTGCTGGATTTGTAAAATCCATTAAACATATTGGACAACTTTCATCTGCATATGATTTTATTTTTTCTTCTATTGATATTAATTTATCTTCTAATGATTTAATTTTTTCTTTTAATTTTCTTATAATTTCTTCATGTGATTTTGTATCATCAACTATTCTTTCACTCTGATATTTTAATTCAGCTTTTTTATTATGTATTTCTTTTTCTAATTTAGAAGTTATTGCTTTAAAAATATTATCATCAGTATCTGCATTACAATTAATTTTACTAACTGCTTCAATAATATTACCTGCATTAATCATATTCATAATATCTTGGGTAACAAAATCTTTGATCATACCAATTGCTTTTGGTGTCAAGCAATTAATTAATATCTGATTTAAAGCTGGTAAATTCATTGATTGAGAAACATATTCATCATTATTTTTTATTACTAAATAATTAAATACTATTTTTTGAAGATTAGAAAATATATCACGAATATATAATTTTTTAATATATGCTAAACCTGATGGAGTTGCTGTTATAAACCATATAAAATTTGCCTTCCAAGGAATATCTTGTGGTAATTTAATTGATAGCACCTCATCTATTATAATTCTTGACCATTTTACATTTTTATATTTTTCAAAAAAATCTTGAGCCATCGTTGATGTAACAATAACAACATCATAAAATTCTAAACATTGATTTGGTAAAATATCAAGTTCTGTTTGTGTATTAATATCACCATTAGTAATATCATACACACTTTTAATAGTATCTAATGCTGAATGACGATGAATTAGTTTAACTTTTAATAAAGTATTATCAATAAATGTTTTATACCATTGAGATGATAAATTATGTGGAATTAATATTAAATTTGTTTTAATTGGATCAATTGAATCTAAATATTTAATGGATGTAAATTGAGTTGAATTAATTATTTTTGGATTATTTGCTGGTATTGGAGAACTAATTAGTAGTCCAACTACCATTAGAGTTTTACCAGAACCAACTTTATCTGATAAAATACCAAAATTTGTATTTATCATATAATTTATATCTTTAAAATCACCACCATTTCTATAATACCATGAATGATACCAATAATTATTTCCAAAAATATTTGCTTCATTCTCAATAGAATTATCAGTTAATTGAATAGTACCTTTTGCTGAAACTGATGAATTAATTTTAAGATTAATTTCACCCTTTTCTTCTAAATTACTCATTGCCCATATTAAACTTTTTTGATGTTCTTTTAATTTAATTTTAAGATTTTTTGGTTGTTCTATTTTTGGTGATTCTGCCTTAATATTATTCATTTAATAAAAATTAATAATATTAAATAGTTAAATCATAAAAATATCAATTTTTATTATATAATTCAATTTGTATTTTTATTTATATTTTAGATTCTTCCAAAATCATCTTCATAACGAATAATATCATCTTCACCTAAATAATCACCAATTTGTGTTTCAGTAAATTCTAATAAATCAGTACCAATATTTTCAATTCGATGTAAGGTTTTTATAGGGATATAAATATTTTGATCTTTTTTTAAAAAGATTTCTTCAATTCCAACTTGAACTTTAGCATATCCTTTAACAATCACCCAATGTTCACTTCTATAATTATGTAATTGAAGAGATAAACGTTTTCCAGGATAAACAGCAATTCTTTTTACTTTAAAACCACTATGATTATTACCCTCAATATTAATATACCATCCCCAAGGTCTAAAAACTTTAGTATGAAATATATTCTCTTCTCTATTATTTTTTTTTAAATAATCAACAACTTTTTTAACTTCTTGACTTTTATCTTTATGACACACTAATAAAGCATCACATGTATTTATAATAATCATATTATCAATACCAATTGTAGCAATAAAACCTTTTTCACTATCAATATAAGAATTTTTTGTATCTAATGTAAAAATATCACCTTTAAGAACATTTTCATTATTTATACAATTTTGTGATAATAATTCTTTATATAAAGATGAAAAAGATCCAATATCATTCCAATATGATTGATATGGAATTGTTTTTTTATTTATAGTAAAAGAAATATCAGTTTCTTTACATAAATTTTCCATAATTGCATAGTCAATTGAAATAGCACGGCAATTTGAAAATGAAGAATCTAATATTATAGTTTTTTTTTGAAAAAAATCACTAAAATTTATATTTTCACATGATATTAAAATATCAGATGCATAATTTTGAAAACACTTGATCATATTTTTATTTTTAAAAATAAAAATTCCAGCATTCCACAAATAAGTACCTTTATTAAAATATTCAGTTGCTTTTTCTATGTTTGGTTTTTCAATAAATTGTATCGTGTCATAATTATTATTTATTTCAATATATCCATATCCTGTTTCAGGATGCGTAGGATTAATCCCAAATGTTATTATTGAATCATCTAAATATTTTAAAGAATCTATACAACAATGAGAAAATTCTTCATCATCAAAAATATGATCGCATGGTAAAATAAAAGTGAAATCATCTTTATTTCCTAATAATGATGCAATACAAATAGCTGGAGCAGAATCACGACCTTTTGGTTCACAAATAATTTGAATATCAAAATGATAATCATTTTCCATTTCTTTAATTTGATATTCAATAATATGTGAATGATCTTGATTACAAATGACTATAATTTTATATTCTAATATACTTATTATATTTTCTAAATGATTTGTTATTTTTTTAACACGTAATAATGTATTTTGAAACATTGTATAATCATTTGTAAGTTTTAAAAATTGTTTAGGTAATTTTTCTCTAGATTTTGGCCATAATCTTGAACCTGATCCTCCAGATAAAATTACAAAATAATACATTATTATAATAAAAGAAAATTATTTTTACTTTCAAGTGCCGAGTAAATAACTTAAAGGTTATATATGTTTATAAATAAGATCTATATTCGTATTGAATTCGAGGATATTAAAAATTATAAAACTAAAGAAACTAAAGAATTATTTTTAAGTAGTCCAAATGAAATGTTTTTTAACATAATTATATGCACATCCAATTCGTTATAAAGAAATAAATGAATTAGTTAGTATTTAACTTGTAAATATCATTTATTTTGATATAAAGATAAATATATTTATAAATATAATGGGAAAGTGTGAAACTGTTACAGCATCAATTGGAGTAAGTATTTTATTATCTGATATTATATTACAAATAAATGAAACAAATTTTGATCTAATAAAAGAAATGTTAACTGATGGTTATGTTGAAGATAAAGATGATTATTATAATGAAGCATATGAAAATATTATAAATAATGACAAGTTTAGAGGAAATTATATAGATGTCAAAGAATATTTAATAAATGAATTTAAAAATACTGGTTCACATGAAGATTATTTATTTGATAAATCATTATTACTGTCTATAAAAGAAATACTAACGAATGATAGATGGGGATATGATAGATATGGTACAAATTGTGTTTCCAGATTAATTGATTTTGATTTATCTATAAATATAGAAAAATATCAAGATATTAAAAATTTTAAGATAGTTTTTTTACTAAGTCAACATTCATTTTAATATAAATTAAATTAATATAAATTAAATTAATATAAATTAAACACTCATAAAAAAATATTACTATCCCTGATAGCCGCGATCATAATGATAACCACTACCAGAGGGATAATAACCATGAAGTCCACTTGATTGTGCTTGTTGTCTACTTGCGTTTACATAAGCTTGATCACGTGGTTGGTTTATAGGGGCAGTGTAATTACGATCAGCCCGCCATGCATTTACTGCTTGGATGCCAGCCCATGCATTAACTGCTGCTTGCCGTGTTGGTCTTGCAAAAGTTTGTTGATTGTTAGAAGCTGTAGCTTACAAAGAATCGGTTAAGTATGTGCCCCTACCATACGCACACACCGAGTCGTCATCGCCAATTTTTAAGGTTTATGACGTCCATAAAGATATTTATCTATGCTTTAGCATCTTTAGTTGCTTTAGCAATTTTTGAGGTACCAGCCTTAGATCTATCATCTTGCTGGAATACGGTGATGCTCACTAAATCCAAATCAGTTGGTTGTGACTTGGAAAATATAAACTTGTAACCGTATACAATCCTTGTTTTCTCATTGATAAGCTCACGCTTGACAATTAAATGAGCAACAGGACTCTTTCCAGCTTCAGTCTTAGATCTACTAAAAAGCTCTTCAAGTTTTGACTTTGAAGGTAGACTATTTTTCTTCTCAAAAAGGCGTACAGAACATAATCTGTCAGTAACATCCCTAATTCGAAAACCAAAATCTGTATCTGACCAGTTGTTTGTAAACCATTGTTTAATATCATCATCAGAGCTAGCTGAGATAAAATCAACAAAGTTACGCCCACCATCTTTAGCAGACTTTAGCCATTCACTAATCTTTGTAGGATCAGGTAATGGTATCTTCGTGATAATAACTGATGTTAACCTTCGATCGAGATCTGGTCGCATTGAAATAGCGAATGCTGATCTTGGAAAATCACTGTTCAATGATTTTCGGATAACATCTGCGCTAAGAGCTGCCTTAAATTTAAACCGCGATCCTTCTTTTGGAAGGTTATCATCGATTACACTAGTTGGTGGAATATCATAGAGAGATGTAGTGCTCATCTTGATTTGTCCATCAGCTCCCATATAAAGCTGTATAGTTGCCCCTTCAGGATTGTACTTGATAGTCGCAGTCTTCTTGGGCATCTTTTCTACAACTATTTCAACAGCTAGTTGATCGGTTGCGGAGTCTGATTTCTCTTCCAGAGCTATGGCTAGCTCTGTAGATTCTTTTCTTATCTCTTTAACTGGTTCAAAAGAACCAAATGTGATTTGTTCATCATCTGAATCTGATTCATAACCAAGACGAGAAAAAATGTTGGTGTTCAAAAGATTGTTGTTATTCTCGACTGTTGTCAATTTAACGGATGTCTGTTCATTACTGAAGAGACGAAATATTGGTTCTTGGAACCGGTGTGTATTATATATACACACAAGTAACTGACATTATAGGTTTTATATATCTTTTTAATTTCAATTTTTTAATTGAAATTAAAATTTTAATTTAAAATATTTTAAATGATCTCATCTACTAAACCATTTGCTAAACATTCATCTGCATTCCAATCAAGATCATGTTTTAAAATTTTTGCTAGATTTTTACGTTTAAGTTTAGTCTTTTCTACATAAATTTTCTTAATTTGTTCATGTGTTTTTTGTAAATTAGCATAATCATCTTCTAGTTCAGCCATTTTACCCCACATACCAGATCTTACTTGATGAATTAACATTGATGCATGTTTTTTAATATATCTTTTGGCACCACATACTGATATTAATGTTGCTGCTGATGCGGCATAACCATCTATAATTGTATGAACAGGAACTTTACATGTTTCAATACAATCAATTGCAGAAAATGCAGCAATAACACTACCACCAAATGATGTAATATGAAGTTTAATTGGTGGTGGTTCCATACCATATTTGTTTGCTAAACTAAGTAATTCTAATGCTAATTCTCTAATTTCTCTATTTAATGAACTAATTGTTTCTAAAGATATTTCATCTTGAAAATAAATATTATTATCCATTGTATAAAAATTATCAGTACTTTTATCCTTTGTTTTACCTAAAATCTTCATTAAATCAATATCATTTCCATTATTTGATTCTGAATCACTATCTGAATCATTCTCATTTTTTTTATTCCCATTTCTTTTTCTTTTGTTATTTTTTCTTAAATAAGATGATTTAGGATTAAATTCTGTTTTATAACCGCCCCATTCAGTAATAATTGTCATATTATAATAATATTATATTATTTATATTTTTAAATGAATTTAATAATATAAAAAATAAATTAGTTAAAATAAATTAATTATAATGAATCCTCTCACTAACAGCCTTCATCAATTTCTAACCATACATAATTAATACAGTAATATCTATGCATGATTCTTTTTTCTTCCGCCAGTGGACTCCTTTCTCTTCTCACCAACAGCCTTCATTGATTTCCAAGTAGACTTATTTTCCTTAAACAATCGAAATCTAACTTTACTAGTATCTGTTGGCTGATCTTTTGTTAAACAATACTTTCTATCATAAACATTCAGACACTGTGCATCTAATTCATCAAGTGTTGCTCTTACTGTATATACAACAGATGGTGTTAAACCATCTTTGTGAGGTACAGCATTTTTAAGTGCTTCATTAACAGCTTCGTTTGTTGGCCAATTATTTTTTACTGATTTTGTAACTTCTGGCAATGATTTTTCTGTAAGAACAAAATGAATGCAGTTTGATGCATTGGGATCAATTTTTTCTTTAGCTGCACGAAATTGTAAGGGATCTGTTCCCTCTGGAGAAATCACAATTAACAATGAATGAGTTCGAGATAAAATTGTAGTCTGAAAGAATTCTAATATCTTTGTAATCATTACATTATTAAGAGATGCTAAAGTAGTGTTAAAAGTAGGTGGACCACCAAATTCAGAAAAATCCGATGCTGGTGGTATATTCATACACTTTTTTTCTGACTCAATAACTGATTGAAAATTTGATATATACAACTCCAACAATGCGATTGTCTTTGTCTTTGTAACTTTAACATCTAATTCAACAACTTTTTCAGCAGCTGTTTCAGAAGCTTCTTTAGCAGCTAGCTCTTTGGCAGCTAATTCAATAGCAGCTTCTTTAGCAGCTAGCTCTTTGGCAGCTAATTCAATAGCAGCTTCTTTAGCAGCTAGCTCTTTGGCAGCTAATTCAATAGCAGCTAGCTCTTTGGCAGCTAATTCGATAGCAGCTTTTTCAAGAGCAGCTTTTTCAAGAGCAGCTTTTTCAAGAGCAGCTTTTTCAAGAGCAGCTTTTTTTTGTAGCTCTCGTTTTTCTGCTTTTGTCATAACATACTCAAACCCTAATTCTACTTCGATAGTTTCCGAGGTTGCAAAAAGTTCTGTATTAGTATTCATTGTGAATAGTAAATTAGAAATATGGGACTGGAATTATATAATTTCCATCTATGTCTATCATATAGATGATAGACATGTCCCAAAAATGATAATTAATTAGATTATATATAGAAATTATTATTCAATTTTTTTAAAATAATTATATTTCTCCTTCACATGGTAAAATAATGTCATTATCATTGTGATTGTAATTATCATCATTATTATTTAAAAAATTTAATAGTCCTAAATTATATTTATTTTTTTCTTGAACAGTATTATTTTTATCATATAATTCAACTGGTACTATTTTATTTTCTTTTGGTAAATTATTCCAAAGTCCATCATCTACAATTTGATATAATATATCATCAGCATTATGATTTTTCTTTGTTTTTGTCATTTTCTTGAGTTTTAAACCATATTGACTGTGTATAATACTATTAATTAATTTAATTTGTTCTTTTAATTCAATATCAATTATATTTTTATTATATATTTTAAGATTAAATTTATAGGCAATTTCTTTTTTATTAACATCAATATATGCAATACAACTTAATAAATTATTTTCAAGATTTGTTTGTGTTTGTTGAATGTCAAAATCATTAATATCAAAACCACATAATTTAATAATATTAGTAGCAAACAAATGATTTGTATAAGTATTTTTAGTTGTAAAATCCATATAACATGAATTAATCCATTTATCATTTGTTATATTTATTTTAATAATTTGTAATTTTTCATCAGTTGTTTGATTTTCTGTTCCAATAATATTAATTAAATTATAATACCACTTCATTTTATCTTTTGTATTGAATTCTTCTATAATATCATGATTAAGTTCTACTAAATTTGATTCTAATTTATAACAATTTCTAAATCTAAATCTATTAATTGATTGGATATCTTTATCTTCTAAATATTCATCTTTTTGTTTTAACAAAGTAATAAAATCTTCTTTAGAAATATCAGGTGCATCTAAAATACCTTGAATGGATGTTTCCTTTTCAATATTTTCTCTACTTTGTTTTATTTCTTTCATAGATGCAACTAATTCTGTAGATTTTTCTTCATAAATATAATGAGACAATTTATATTCTTTAAATTTAGCATAGCCATAAAAACATGCTGAAAAATTTAATTTATTTTCTATTGTTTCCCATGAATTTCTAACAAATAAATCATACTTTGGATCTGATTTATAAGGATATTGTAAAACACGATTTATTTGACCATCGGTATTTTCTTTTTTAATTTTAACTGGTACTAAATTATTATGAAGTTCATAATGTGTTAAGTAATAATCTGAACATAAAATTTCTTCAACAGAGTTATAAGTCATTAAATCTTCAGTTTCATTAAAATCTTTATATAGATTCATAGATAAATATATTGTTTTATTAATAGGTTCTCTAACACGATGCAACATTTGACAAAACTCTTGTGCTCCTAATGAATTTTCACATCCATATGCGTAAATTGAATCAAATATATTAGGAATATCATATGATACACCCATACAAACTGATGGTGTATAAATTACTATATCATACTCAGTCCAAGTTGTATTTACATTTACTAAATTTTTAACTTTATCATTATCATCTGTTTCTTTATGAATAATTAATATTTTTTTATCAGGATAATCTTGTTCAATTTTAGTTTTTAAATCTTTTGCTTTATTATTAGAAGCCATAGGTATTACTATTTTTTTATTATCTCCAATTGTTTCTAAAATTTTTCTGACCCAATCATTATATGTTAAAGACACAATCGTATATTCACTAAATGGTTTATAATGATTTATTATTATTTGATAATCTATATCTGATTTATTAATTATTTTTCTATAATAATCAAAACATCTATTAGATAAATCTGCATCCAGAATAATAACTTTTTTTGCATCTTCTACTCTCATCTCTAAATGTGAAACAATAATATTAGATTTTGGATTTTTTATAAAATGACTTGATGTTATGTACCGTGCAAGACTTTCACACTCATCTATAATAATATAATCATATGATTCTCTTGATAAACGTCCTAATGAATCTATTTGACATATTACTCTTTTTGCATGAATATCTGGATCTGGAATATCTGAATATAATTTAAATCCATATTGTTCTAAATCACCTAATAATTTAAGTCCAAATGTCCTCCTTGAAGATATAAATAACATTGTTGTTTCAGAAGTAATATATTCACAACTATTTTTAAATAATGCTTCAAATAAATTAGATGTTTTGCCAGTACCTTTTTCTGATTGAACACATATTAATCTTTTATTTAGAAATGGTTTATATGTTTCAGGAACTAATTTAGCTTGATTAATTTCTAAAATTTTGTTAGTATCAATTTCTTTTAAATTTAATTTAATAGGTTTAATTGGGTATTTATTAATAATATCATAAAAAGATGATTTTGTTTTTTTAAAAATATTAATAATACCTTCATCTTTACACCATTTAATTAAACTACCAATTGTTAATTTATTAGTTACACATCCTTTTGAAAAATTATCCCAAATTTTTTCATTTTTATACTTATCATATTTTATTGACTGTTTTGACCATCTATCCCATAGATTAAAATATGTACTTTTTGTTTCTTCTGTTTCCAAAGAATGTAATGTCATACCAACTTTAATCCATTTATTATAATCATTATAATAATCTGATGGTAATTGAAATAATATTTCTTCTAATTTAATATTTGAAACAGATGTATTAATAACATTATTATCATTAATTTCAACTTTAACTTTCATTTTAGAAATTGGAGTTCTCATTTGAGTTTGTTTAATTTCTTTATCTGAAAAAAGTGTATGTGTTATCATTGTTTTTAAAAAGAATTGATATGGTTCTAAATTACTATTCATATCTGTCATTGTAGTTATATTATTAATATCAACTTCAATTGGAATTAATACTGCATTTTTACCATATTTTGAAGAATAACATAAACGCAAACAGGTTTGATTATAAATAGATATATCAGAATATTCAATATTATATTCTTCATGTAATCTTTGGTAAAAATCTTTAGCAACTAGATGATTTTCAAATGATACTCCTCTAAATATTACACGATATGAATATTTATTAGATTCCTTTATAGAATATCTTGAATCTGATTCTAAAACTATAATTGATGAAATTTTATATTCTATATCATAAAATTTCTTCATCCCATCACATACTTTAATAATATTATTTTTAACTATATCTAAAGATTCTTCATAACTATTTACTCCATTCATATCTAAATCTAATGCAAATTCTATTTTCATAGTGTCAGTCCAAAATTCATAAAAATGAGATTTAGAATTAGATATCATTTTATTATAAACAATATTTGGATCTAAAACATAAAACTTTTTAGGATTACATTTTTTAGATGCTACTGGTATATCTTCTTGAAATAATTTAATATCTTGAGATTTACTTCGTTTATATTTTTTAATTGCATCCTCTTTCGAATAAATTGCACTTGCCATTTAATTAAATATATCAATATTCTTTTAAATTAATGTTATTAAAATTCAATTTTTATTAAAATATTCTTAATAATAGACTATAAAAATATAGTAAATTAAGATTATAATCTACAAAAGTTATTTATAAATATTTTTACTTGAAAATTATATATAATTATATAATTTCTTTTTTAAACAATTTAAAATTATAATTATATAATTATATATAATTATAATTTATGGAAGAAGATTACATTTTGGCTTATGAGTATGAGAAAAATGTAAATCCAGATTTAATGAAAATACCTTTTTATGAAAGAAATATTAATATATGTGATAATGGTATTGATTTTATAAATTTTTCAAATATATTTAATGTATTTTACAAATCAACAACTCCAAATTTATTATCTTCATTTATTAAAACCGATACTAATATTCAATTAAATACTGTTGCACATTCTGAATTTAATGCAGCGTCTCATTTATTTTATATATTAAGTGGGAAAGCATCTATTCAAATTGATAATGAACCAGTAAAAGTTGTTAATTCTGGTGATATTCTAATTACTCCATGTTTTAATTCATTAAAAATAACTAACTCGTGTGAAGAAAAATTAAAAATTTATTACGTAAACGATAGCCCTTTAATTAATTATCTTGGGAGTAAAGCAGAACGAAAATTATTTAAAACAGCTATTTATACTAACGAGTTTCTTTTACGAAATTTAAATGAATTATCAAATAAAAATAATAATAGAAAAGGTATTTTACTAAGTAATAAAGATACAGAAAAATTAGGTATAAATACAATTACACCAGTATTATGGGCATTATATAATGAACTTCCACCTAAAACTACTCAAAAACCACATAAACACAATTCAGTTGCTTTAGACTTGTGTATAAAATGTACTGATAGTGAAAATATTTATACTTTAATAGGCGATAAATTAGATGAAGATGGAAATATTATAAATCCAAAAAAAGTATATTGGAAAGAAGGATCTATGTTTATTACACCACCAGGTTTATGGCACTCTCATAATAATGATGGAGATACATATGCATATATTCTTCCAATCCAAGATGCTGGATTACTTTTATATCAAAGAATTTTAGGAATAGTAATTAATAAGTAAATTAATAATTATTATAGATTATAATAATTATTATTAAATAGTAGTATCAACTGTTATATTTGAAAATTTTTCAATTTTATTTATATTAAATTGTGATATAGTTACTGAAGTTCCTTTAATTGGTTTTGGATTAAATAAATATAATTTAAAATTTAAATTACTAGGTATATCTAGTATATATGTGTATCTTTTACCATCTATTTTTTTATATATTAAATTGTTATTTTTTGTTATCCAATATATTAAATTATTATTTTGATCACGTATAAAAGGTATAACATCTATAGAAGAATCTAGTACATATGTTATTAATAAATAATATCTTAGTGATTCAATATTAAAAAATTTATTATATAAAACACCATGTGATAATCCTAAATCTCCAAATGTTATTTTCATATTTGATAAATTTGTATCTGATGAATATTTATCTAGTACAGAATTATTTCTAGTATTATTTAAATTAAAATTTTTTATATTCCAATTAATTGGATTATAATTTTGAATATTTTGAATATATGTATTTATTATTTTATCTAAAATAATATTTTTATTATTTATTAAATTAAATAGTGATATATTTTGATGTATTAAATATGATATATTTAATGTGTTATTAATTGTATAATTTTGTTTATTATTGTTATTATCATTTAATTCATCTATTAAACTTTTATTAAGTTCTTCTATTAAATTATAATTATTGTTATCTAACATTATATATAATATATATTTATATATATTATATAATATATAGTTGAAAATATCAACCAGCTATATAAAATTATATATAAATATATATTATATATCCAATGTCTCTAAATCCCTTCGCTAACAAACCTCATTCTATTAGTTTAACTAATTCTATTCTTGAAACAGTTGACCCTGTTACTGGTAAAAATATTGGTGGTTTAATAAACATTTTTTTGTCAGACCCATCTAAAACTACTTATGATCCTCTTGTAGCTGCAGTTTTTCCAGTTATTGCTGCTTTATCAGAAGCACCAAGATTTCTACTTACTATTGATGATGGATCAGTAGCTATTGATACTTCCAAATCAGTAAGTGTTCATGTTTGGGATAATTTTAATAACAAAATTAAAATTAGTGCTACTGGATCTACTGGGGGAATTAATTTTACAGCAGGAAGTGCTGGTGGTAATTCTATTAATGAAAATCATCATACTCGTCCTGAAATGTTACAAGCTTTATTATCTAAAGATGGAAATGGATTTTCTAAAAGATACTCCAGTAGTATTAAATCTAAACTTGTATATTATGCAGTTAGAATAGGACAAACTTTAGAAGATGCAGATGGTATTGTACGTATTAGTATTCCACAATACATTTAATTTTTAATTACTAAAATATAAACTAAAATAAAAGTTGAAAAATTTAAATATTATAAAGTTAATATTTAAATTTTTATTTGATCATGTTCAACTATTTTATTTATTTTATAGGAAAAAATATGAAACATCAGTATGAACAAGTTGCTACTGATGAAATAAAACAACAGTCATATTTTCAGACGATTGGAACTTTATTCAAAATAGGCTGTGAATGTGTAAGAATATTTTATCATATAATATTTAAGGAAAATTTTGTAATGTCAGCAGTTTCCTTAATTGTACCAATTATAACAACATTAATTGGTACACATAAAAATAAATTATTTAATGATTTTAAAGATAATGGTGATATGAAAATTCTAATTCTGATGTTTATTTTGTATGAAATTATGTCAAATATAATCCAGAATTATTTCATGTATAAACAGTCTACAAAAATTCTTGTGAAAAGTAGAGTCGAGCTGAATGAAGCAAAACTAAAGTGTGGTGTTAAAATTCCAGGAATAAATTTAGCAAGATGTTATGAGTTATCAGCAGATATGTACAAAATTAGAGAATTTGTAATTGTTCCTGGAATGATATGGGAAACATTAATATCATTCCTTATAACTATTAATGGAATAGAATCACATAAATCAAGATATATTATTATTATTAGTTCACTTTTTACATTAATATTACTAATTTTTATTAATGATCCCAATTTATATAAAAACAAGAAATATGATTCTACTAAAATAACAGATTTAGATAAAACTGAATTAGTTCGTATCAGATTTTCTTATGGTGCCACTATTGATTATAACTATAATTTAAAACGAACTGAAATGCAAGAAAGACAATTTAACATACAACAATTAGCAGTATGTTTACTAAATTTAATAATTATCTGGGTTGCATTATCATCAGGTTCAAAACAATATGTTTTGAACTTTATGTCAATTACGTGGTTAATTTCATGTTTGGCTAATAATATTAAAGGACTTCAACATTATTTATTTGTAGAAGAATATATTAATATGTGTTCATGTTTGAAACAGAATGCATATCAATGGTCAAATAAATCAGAACAAGTTGATGTAACATCAATAAGTCTAGACAAAGTATCATATGGTTATATGGCAGATTTAAAAAATCCTCAAGTTGATATCAAAATTAAAGATCTTTCATATGTTTTTAATGTAGGGAAAATATATTATATCGAAGCTCCAAATGGAGTAGGTAAATCAACAATTTTAAGAATATTAACACATAATATTACAAGTGGTAATATTTTTTTTGGTAATACTAATCGTAACAATATCTCATGGGAACAACTACATTCAATTGTATGTCACTTGGTTCAAGCAAGCGAATTTTGTCCTAGTTTTAGAAAAGAAGACATTGATGCTAGAAAGGATGTTGATAATTACTTGGCAAATGGGTTGTGTATATCAGAATTATTTGGCAAGTCGACAGATGAAATGTCAGGAGGAGAAAAACAACGTATGAATTTATATTTGGCTTTGACATCAAATACATCAGTAATTTTGTTAGATGAAATTTTAAGTGAAATCAGTGTTATTCCATCAGATAATCACCCAGAAGGACTTCGAACAACTGTTATTAACACAATTCTTGGTTGGCCAAATAAAAAAAACAAGTTGATAATCATAGTTGGACACGGTGTATTTGATAAATATGATAAAGACGATGTTGTGAAACTGAAAATAGATGTAAATGACACAATAACTAAACTTGTGCCATTTAAATTAATATAATTATGATTTTATTTTATGTAATAAAATTGAAATAATTATACTTAAATATTTAAACATAAAATATAATAAATGGAAACAAATAATTTACCATGGGTTGAGAAATATAGACCTAATGAAATCATAAATATAATTTCTCATAAAGAAATTTTAAATACATTAACTAATTTGATGGATAAAAATAATTTTCCTCATGTAATTTTTTATGGTCCTCCTGGTACAGGTAAAACAACAACTATTTTAGCATGTGCAAAACATATGTATGGTGATTCATTTCCAAATATGGTATTAGAACTAAATGGTTCAGATGATCGTGGTATAAATGTAGTTAGAGAACAAATAAAAGATTTTTCTCAGAGTGAAATGTTTTCGAATGAAATTTTTAATGTAAATAAAAAAAAACATAAATTAGTTATATTAGATGAAGCAGACTCAATGACATATGATGCGCAATTTGCATTAAGGCGTGTTATTGAAATATATACAACAACAACAAGATTTTGTTTGATATGTAATTATTCGACAAAAATTATTCCATCTCTTCAATCAAGATGTATAACATTTAGATTTTCACCAATACCTATATTAGATCATATAGATCATATAAAAAAAATAGTTAAATTAGAAAATATAAATACAAATGATGAAGTTATAAGTGAAATAATAAGATTATCAGATGGTGATATGAGAAAATCATTAAATGTATTACAGAGTTTGTATATGACATGTGGAATTAAAAATATAACAATGGATATGTTATATAAAAATATAGGTTATCCATTACCAAAAGAAAAAGAATTAATAATAGATATGATTATTAAATCAGATATTGTTACTGCATATAAATTTGTTAAACAAATTGAGTCACAAAAATCTTTATCATTAAATGATATTTTAAATGATTTAGTTAATCATATAATAACAAAGAAAGTGTTTACACCAATAAAAATGGCAAGAATATTAGCAGGATTATCAGAAATAGAATATTATCTTGCAGGTAATATTAATACTTCGATTCAGTTAGGTGCTATTATTTCTGTTTTAAAAAATGTTTAACTAAAATTTAATAAATATTTATTTTATATGTATAAAAATAAATATTTAAAATATAAAAAAAAATATTTGAATTTAATAGGAGGATTACCTATAACAAATATTGATATTACTAATAAAGATCACTTTATAGAATATTATAGAACATATGCTGGGCAAACTTCTTATGAAATATTATTTAATTTATTACCATTTATAGATAAACCTATGAATATTTTAGTTGGGTGTGGTAATTTTAATGATAATGATTTTTTTAGATTTAATAATAGTCCATATTATTCATTATATATTGAAACAACTAGTAATTATGAACATATAACTCATAGTAATCAACTAGATATAAATAAACAATATGAAATGTATACTATATTTAATGAAGAAATTGATAAAATTAAATTATTACCAAAGAATTTTATTGATAATATACATTTAGATTTAATGGTATCATATTTTTGTCCTAGAGATGATTATTTAAATTTAATTAGAAAAAGTTTAAAAAGAGGTGGTAAGTTTATTTTCCAATATTTAGAAAGAAGTGGTGCACCTTATTTTGTTAGAAATAACATTATAAAAGATGTTTATAATAAAGTAATTGATATTAGTATATTTTCAGATGTAATTATTGATCATTCTTCATATAATATATATATTCCTGATGATAAAATTCAAGAATTTTTTAATAAGAGGGAATTGTTATCACCAGAATGTGGTTTTATATTAAGAAACATGGAAAATAATATTAAATATAAATCAAATATTATTGAACAATATCATAAATATTTAATAAATATATTACCAGAATTTGTTGTTGAACTAAAAACATTTAATTATCAAAACTATACTTATCCAGTACCAATTAAAATAAATCTAGATAATAGTTTAGAGATATGGAATAGTAATAATGCAAAATTTATTATTAATGATGTTATGACTGTTGCTGAGAGAGCTGAATATATTGCTAGACATATTTTATCAGATATAAAAATTCAAGAACTTTTTGAAAGATCAACTAAATCAGAATATCAAAAGATTTATAGAGAAAAACTTAGAAAAGATTATAACTTTGGAGAACTGCAAGGTTTATTTTATGAAGAAATATTATCAGAAAATTATTATTTTGAAATTACAAAATTATAATAATATAATAATATAATATTATTATAATGTTTGATCGAGATTTTTTTGATGAATCTATAAATAAAAGTTGTAAACTATTAATTGTTAAGGATAATTTATCTGAAAAATATTTTATTGATTTTTTATCAAAATATTTAAATAAACCAATAAAAAGAATAGTATCTTTTGATTTAGAATTTAATACACCACCAGGTTCACATGGAGAGCGTGTTATTGCTATTTTTCAAATGGCTTTTTATTTAAAAAAATATGTTTTAATTATATTTTTTAATCCAGCTTTATTAGAAAAAAAAACAAATAAAATAATACATAATTTATTAATATCAAAGTTGATAATTAAAATTGGACATGGTACAGATTCATTAGATATACCAGCTATTTATAATTATTTAGAAACAGATGATCAAAGAATAGAATTTACAAATACTTTATATGATACACGATTTTTATGTGAATATGTAAATATAATTAGCGGGTTAAGATTATGTAATATATATCATCTTTTAGAAAAATATTCAGTTATTTTACCAAAACAAATGGAATGGTTAATTGAAAATGAAAAAAAACTTGGTAGATTTTGGATGAAAGTCATAGATTTAAAAAAATTATCCCCAGAATTAAGAGATTATTCTATGTATGATGCATTATATTTAAAAAAATTACTTGGACTGATGAAAAAAGATTATAAAAAATTAAATTATGATTATAATTTAATTATTCAGACTACAAGATTAGTTTTTCTTTTAAAAAGAGATGTAATAAAACTTCCTGATTTTTCTTCATTTAATATATATTTTCTATCTAATAAAGAAAAATTATATGATTATTTTATTGAATATTATTCTAAATTTAATGAAGATTTATTTAAAATAGGTTATTTTAAAAACCAACTAATTAAAATTTTACAATTAGTATTTTATATAAAAGTGTGTAAAAAAAATAAAGTATATAAATCTTTAAATAAATTGATAGATAAATCAGATATATCTAATTTAGAAGGTATATGGAATAATTTTTCTATTTATTTAAATTTTTATCCAAAAATAAATAAATTAATAGTAAAGTTTTTAAATATTATTTAAACTATTTTTTAGTTTATTAATTTGCAGTAATATTTCAGAATTTTTTTCTCCCCATTTTTCTACTAATTTAATAATTTCATTTTTTTTAATTGAAAAATGAATTTTAATAATTTCTTTAAATTCTTCAGGAGGATTTATAATATTATCAATCATAGCCCATTTTATATTATTTATTTTAACATCTTTATTATATTTTTCAGATAATGCCATTCCAGATGGTGTTCCAAATGATTGTTGATAAGAAGGTTCATTAAAATATGGATGATCAATAAATATTAAACTTTGTATTGAAACTAAAACTTGTAGAATAGTAGAATTTTCATTCCAACTTTCACCTTGCCAAGTTCCTAATAATGATAAACATACTTTTCCTGCATTATATAAATTTGGATTAAAACGTACTGTACCCCTACCAGTTGTTAAAAAATTAACAGTTGGACATTTCAATGGATATGTTGATGGTAATAACATATCAAAAATATAACATCCATCTTGATATGGTGTATCTTTTGGCCCAATTATCATAAATTTAATTTTTTTCATATTAGTTTCATCATATTTAAAAAATATAGAAGAGTCATAATTAAATGGTAAACTTTTTTTAAGTGAACTAAATTCTCTAATAATTCTTTTCCCATTTAATTGTTCATTACTTTCATTATTTTTAATTGAAAATTGTTTTATATTTATAGAATTAAATTGAAATTCTTTCAAATATTCATAATTTGTTTTATCTAAAACTAAATTTTTTGTAATAGTATTTTTATTATGTAAATTAATAATTTTTTTACACAAGTTATTTACTTCATTATCATTATTTTTTGTCATTTTAATATAATCATTAACAGTTTCAATTAATGTTGATACTAAATCTGAAAGTTTTCTTTGATTATATATAATTTTTTCATAATATGGTTGAATATATGTTAAAATAGATATAATATATTCATATTCATTAATTTTATTTGTAATTTCTAATATATTAACATCATATAGATAAAAATCTAGTATAGGTGCTAATTTCTGTTGTATAAATTCAATACTTTGTAATTTATTTATTGATAATTTATGATCTATTTCTTTTAGATTAAAAATAATATCTACAGATTTATTTTTTTTATCAAATAAAAATTTTTTGATATCCCAAGATGTTGAACTACTATTAGAATATCCTATACCCGCTGCCATACTAGTTTTAACATTATCATTTTTATTTGATAATTTTATAAATTCAATATTAATATTGTTTGTTTCTATTTGTAATGATAATAAATGCCATAATTTTGTGATATTATTATTAATATTAATAATATCATCTTGATCAATAATTGCATGATTGTTAATAATATGTTTTATTCCTTGTAAAGTATATTCAATAGTATTAGATGGATTCCAATATTCTTGTTTAAAATATTCTAATGATCCTATAGAAAATAAAAATATATCATTAAATTTTGGTTCATTAATAGTAATGACTGGGGGTGCATATGGATAATATAACTTTGGTAATTCTATAGTTAAATGTACTTTTGAGTCAAAAGTAGGATGTAATTGTTTATATTTTTCAAAATCATTTAATAATTTTTCATTAGTAAATTTATCTAAAATTACATTTAATTTAAAAATATTATTATTTTCTAGTTCAATTTGAATTCCTTCTAATAAATTTATCTTTATAACTTCTTTAATAATCATCTTAATTATTGCCAAATTATTAAATGCATATTTTTTCATATTTTCATTAGTTATTGGGTTTTCTTTTTCTAAAATATTATTTGATACTTTTAAAATCTCTTTTTCATTTAATAAATTATTATCTCTTGTCAAATTTAAATTTTCATAAAATGAATCAAAATCAGAATCACTTAATATCAATGTATTATATATATCATCTGTAGCATAATCTAAATTTATACTATCCATATTTATTTTATTTGTTTCTATTATAATATCACTTATATCTTCATTTTCATCTGATGTAGTCTGTAAATAATATTCATAATCTGTGTTTAAATCAGTTTGATCAATAACTAAACTAGAATTTAACTCTGTATCTGTTTCAAATTCAGATTCATTAATTTCTGAAAGTAATTTAATTTTTATTTCTTGTTTATCATATTCTTGTTTATCATATTCTTGTTTATCATATTCTTGTTTATCATATTCTTGTTTATCATATTCTTGTTTATCATATTCTTGTTTATCATATTCTTGTTTATCATATTC